GGAGAGCCTCGACCGTCCCAATCGTCAGGCCAGAAGCGGGTGCTATTGAACGGGGGCCTCATGGTGTCTCTCCTTCACTCTTAAGCTTTGCGAGCGTGCGCGACTAGCCCCCGGCCTGAGAGCCGAAGTACGCCGCCGTCGCGGCGGTGATGATGACCCCACCCCACTTGAGGATGGCACCCAGGACGGAGGCGGTCTGCCCCCGGAGCCACTTCTGGCGCTCGCGCTCGTCCTGCTTCTGATCCGCGTGCCACCGATCGAGGCGTTCGCCCAGGGCGCGGACCTCCTTCCGCAACTCCCCGGCGAGCGCGGTGACGACTTCCTCGATCTTCCCGTGGGCTTCCTGCTCCTCGCGGAGAATCAAGTCGAGGCTCGTCTGGACGCGCTCCGCCAACTCAGCGGCTCCCCGAACCTCCGCAATCGCCCTTGCCAGCAGCGCTTCGACTTCTTCGGGGGGCACCGCGCACTCCGATCTTCGACAGCGTGTCCTTGAACGCGCGGGCTGCGTCATGCAGTTGGCGCACCTGATCTTCTAGGGACGGGGGCGTGGGTGCAACAACGGATCGGGGGTCGGGGGGGAGCGGAAGGGACACGGACGGGTCGGTGGGATTCACGGAACCGGCTCCCTCTCCCCCATCCTGCGACCGCCGTCCGACTCGATCGCTTGGCCGAACAGCGTCTTGATCGCCCACCCCAGGACAGCGATTGCGCCGGCCTTGACCTCGTCGCTGGCGCTGCCGTTGAGGACGACGACGATCAGCCCAATCCCCAGGATGGTGCCGACGACAAGCATCCAGAAGCGGTGCGAGTTGAGGGGGAGGACGTTCTTCATGTTTCGACCCTACCACCCGGGGCTAGGCGTGAACGATCAACCGTTGCCTCACGGCGACCCGCAGGTACTCCAGATCCACGTGCTTGCCGGGGCACGCGGTCGCGGACAACTCCTTGTGGCCCTTCACCGCGCGCTCGTCCAGGCCCCAGCGCCGGCAGGCGACGGCGAACAGGTCCACGGCGGCGCGGAGCATCGGGTCGGGTAGCCGTTCCTCATGGAAGTTGCCGATCAGGCACACCCCGTAGGACACCCGGTTGTTCCCTCGCGCGTGCGCGCCGTACTCCCACGGCTCCCACACTTCATCGAGGTCGTACGGACGTCCCAGGATGATCTGGACGGGATCCCGATCGGTCGGCTGGCGGATCAGATCGTGGTAGCCGACGTCGCGGAACCCGCGCGCGAGGTGAACCCACTCGACTTCGGCGCGCGTCCACGTGCGCGGGCACGCGCCGTGGTGCAAGACCAGCAGGGACGGTCCGGTCATCGCAGCGTGCCCAACGGGGCGAGCACGGTCCAGTGCGTCACGCGCAGGAGGCCGGTGCCTCCCGGGTACGGGTCGAAGGCGAGCCGGTTGTTCGCGTAGATGACCGCGTGGTTGAGTCCACGCGGCCCGGGGCCGTGCGCGATCCAGTACAGCGGCGGCGCACCGGGCGGCAGGAGCACGGGCGGGCTGCTTCCCGATCCACGCACGGCGGCGTACCCCCGGCTCGCAGCGAACAGCGACAGCGCCTTCTGCATGTTGGCGAGGCCCGCCCGGACCCGCGCGTCCCCGGCGCGGAGTCCGCTTCGCGGGTCGGGGATGGCGTGGAGCGGCACGTTGAGCAGGGTCGCGTAGCACGCGAACAGGCAGTTGCCGAAGGGGTAGCCGAACCGATCCTGCTGCACCGGAGTCATGGATCAGAGTGTACCGGAGGGCGACGGGGCGATCCGCACGTTTGAGCACCGGGGAGGCCAACCCCCGCTGCGCTGGAGCTTTTCGCGCGGCGGCAACCAGCAACCGGCCCCGCCACCCTCACTTTCTATGGGACCGCTCCCGCCGACTTGGGCCGAAGATTTCTCCGACGTTGACAAACCGCAAGTAGCTTCGTAGCCTGCCCGTGCTGATGGAGATTGAAACGATGACCGACGCTGCGAAGTCGCTTCCCGACCCGTCGATCAACACCGGCAAGTCGCGCCGAGGTTGGTCCTTCTACGGCACGTGGCAGGTATGCAAGCGCAAGTGGGCGTACGACAACCTGGGGGACGAGGACGTCTTGGTCCCCTCCGGGCCTCCCACCTCCGACCCCCGGAACCTGGGGACGCTCGTCCACGCGCTGCTCGCGCGGGAGTACATGGATCGGATGGGCCACGCGCAGGAACCGATGCGCGCCTTCGCGTTCCGCGAGGGGCGGCGGCTCATGCTCCCCGACGAGGACATTGAGTTGGCGCTCTCCCGCGTGCGCCGGCACAACGCGATGTACCCGCTGGACTTCACGCCCGTCGCGGTCGAAACGGAGTACGCCATCGGCATCCTCCCGGTGCGCGACAGCGACGGCGGCATGTCCGCGCGCGTCGTACCGGAGGGGACGCCGGGGTCGGTGCTGTTCAGCAACCGCGTGGACCTCGTCGGTGAGGATCGGCAGCGCCGGATCTGGACGATCGACCACAAGACCGCCGCCACCGTGAAGCCGGGGACGTCCCGGGGCTACGGGATGCACGGCACGTTCCACGGCATCTGGCACCTGGGGCGCACGCACTTCGGCAAGCGGTTCGCCGGCCCCCTGATCAACTACGTGCAGACCCGATCCGGCCCGAAATTCAAGCGGGTGCGCCCGCCCGCCGCCCCGGCGCTGGTGCAGGGCTTCCCGATGCTGGTGATCGCCATCGTGTCGGAAATGAAGCTGTGGGAGCGCATCGCGCGCGGCAACCCCGACAAGTACCCGCCCGCGACCGACGAGAAGGTCTGCGAGGGCCGCTACGGACCGTGCGAATTCCAGGCACGTTGTCGCTTCGGGACGGGCCTCCTGTAGTACGATGGGGGCCGCTGATGGAGGTATGAATGGGAGCCCACGGAGCGTCACGCGCTCGCGTCCTCACGCTTGTCCGCGAGGAACCACACGACAATCCGATCCCCGACGTAGCCATCGCTGCGGACCTGGGGATCAGCGAGCCGGCTGTCTCGCACATCCGACGAGCCATGACGATCCCGCCCTCGCGGGCGCGCGCGTCCATCTATGCAGAGGGCTACGCCATCGGCCCCGCCATCGGTCAGTGCCGGTGCTGCGTCGGGCGCTGGTACGAAATCCCCACGGGCCAGGGCGCGGTGCCCTGCCCGGAGGGCCACGGGCGGGTGCTCGCCAGCGGCTACCGGCTGGTGCTGCGGAACCCCTCCGTCTGACCCGCCAGGATCGCTGCCCGGAGCCCCCACGGGGTGCCCGGTCCCCAAAAACGCTGTACGTCGGTTGATTGTCAAATGATTGTCAAGGGATCATTATTTGGTTGTCGGGTAGCTATGCAGTAGCTACATTCAAGGTGTCAGAGGGACACAGCGCCGGTTGGCTGACCGGCCCAAGGAGAACCGCTATGACGACCGCTTTCGACCAGATCATCGCAATGGCGCAGGAGTTGGGGAACCCGACGCCCGCCGCGAAGCCCGCCGCCAACGTCGCCGCCGAGCCCGTCGAGGACGACGGGCTTGACTTCGACATGGGCGCGACCACCGACGACGACGCCCCGACGCCCGACGACGTCACCGGGATCAACCCCGCCGCGACCATCATCGTCACCGACCGCGAGGCCAAGCAGCGGGCCGCGAACGGCTGCCAGTCCTGCGACGGCACCGGCACCGAGCCGGGCAACCCCTCCGGCGATTGGTGCCGCGCCTGCGGCGGCACCGGCCTCCCCCTCACCGACCCCAACCACCCCGACCACACCCCCGAGAGTGGCTCCGACGACCCCATCGTGGACGACGGCCCCAACGGCGAGCCGCCCTCCAAGACCGACCTGATCGACGCGATCCGCGCCGAGCCCGCCCCGGACACCGACGACGACACCGACGACACCGACACCGACACCGACGCGGACGTCACCGACGACGAGCCCGCCCCGGTCATGGTGGACGTCATGGACGTCAACGGGATCGTGGTCCCGGTGATCAGCGTCAACGCGATGCACGACGGCACCGCGACCTGCACCCGCTGCGGACGCACCGGGGACGCCGCCTCCGAGTTCGGCTGGCGCAAGGTCAAGCGGTTCGACAAGGACGGCAACCCGATCCGGGTCGAACAGCGCAACCAGCCTCAGTGCAAGGACTGCCGGAACCTCGCCGCCAAGAAGGCGTACGCCCGCCGCACCGGCAAGGTGTGGATCGACCCCGCCGACGACAAGTCCCTCGCGGGCTGCGCCGACAGCGAGGCCAAGTAGCCATGCCCCTCAACTTCAACCTGACCGGCATCGCCAACTTCAAGGACGTCTGCTACGACACGCGGACCGACCCGCCCCCGACCCTGGATCGACCGGGACCGTGCCCCAAGTGCGGCGGTCCCGGCGAGATCATCGGCGCGGGCGAGGACGGGCGCATCGTCCTCTGCTTCGACTGCGACCACCGGCACAGCACGTTCCGGGTGTTCGTGGACTGCTCCCCCAACCCGTGGTCGCCGTCCGCGTTCACCTGCGCCCGGAGCGGCTGCGAGCGGACGGGCGAGCCCACCGACGACGACGATCAGTGCCCCTCCCCCGACTGCGACGGGCTACTCAAGCCGGTCGAGTGGGCGCGGCGCAGCGCCGTGACCTACGTCCTGATCTGGAAGGCGTTGAGCCTGGACCTGGGGTCCATCACCGCCGACAACGTGGACGAGTGGATGCTGCGTCTGCGGCTCCACAGCGCCTTCCACGGCGACGAGCCCTGCGACCTGATCACCACGACCGAGAAGACGCTGGAGGATGCCATGAGCGGCCCCTTCGCGGGCCTCCCCGTCGCCACGATCCACAAGCTGCTCGCGGAGGGGTGGGAGCCGCACTTCGTGGGGCCGACCCTGGACGTGCAGATCGACTTCGATGCGTTCCTCCGGGTGGACAACCCCGACGACCCCTGCCTCAAGGGGGCCGACGCCGCCCGCGTGATCCGCACCGCCCTGGAAGGCGACCGCTCCGCGATCCTGTTCCGCAAGCGGACCGCCCGCGCCCTGACCCGCGCCGAGGTCGAGGCGCACATCGGACTGACCACCAACGTCACCACCGTCAAGCGGCACAAGTGGCTCAAGTCCATGAGCGCCGCCCACGACTGCCGCATCGAGTGGGCGAAGGAGTAGTAGATGCTGTACCGCGACGACGACCGCCGGGTAGCGCCGGTACGACGACGCTTCCGCGTGCAGGGCTCGACTCTGCCGTAGAGGACCGCCCAAGGGTTAGCGGGTGCGAGGCCCGCAAGCGTCTGAGCAGCCCCGGACCCCGGAGGGGACCCCGGAACCACCAACCTTCACCCTGAGCGGACGGACGAGCACATGAGCAGCACCCTTCGACGGGCCGCACGCCGGGAGGGCGACTTCTACGCCACCCCGCCGTGGGCCGTTCACCAGTTGATCGACCACTACCCTGCCGTGTTGGAGGGCCGCACCCTCGACGCGGGTTGCGGGTCGGGCGCGATCATGCGCGTCCTGGCGGATCGGGGCGCGAACGTCTGCGGGATCGACAACGACCCGGACCGCGCCGCGACGGCCAAGGCGGAGGGCTTCCTCGCGGTCGCGGGCGACTTCCTGACCGCCCCATTGCAGGAGGACATTCTCGACGGGGTCATCGCCAACCCGCCCTACCGGGACGCGGTGCCGTTCATCGAGCGGGCGTTGGGGATCGCGGAGCGGGTCACCTTCCTGCTGCGCCTCAACTTCCTGGGGTCGTCCCGATCCCGGCTCCACCTCCTGCGGGAGAGCGGCCTCGCGCGCGTGGACGTCCTGTCCAAGCGCCCGTCGTTCGTCGCCGTGGGCTCCTGCCGGGTCTGCAACGAAACGTGGTGGTGGCCCGCCACGGCGTCGGGCGAGGAAGTCCGACACCCCGCCTCGTTGGTCGCCTGCCCGATGGTCGGGCGCGCGGGCGGGTCGAAGGAATACCGGGTCACGCGCACGGACTCCTGCGACTACGCATGGTTCACCTGGGAGCGGGGCTCGACGGAGAGCCTGTTGACCGTGTTCCCGCTGCCTACTTGACATTGAAGTTGCCCGCCGACTCCGTCGCTCCTACCATCGCCGCCGCCACTGAGGGTGAGGGAGAGGGCTGTGGAGAGGATCGATCTGACGTTGCCCCCGGGGCTGGACCGGGTGTTGGCGAGCGCGAGCGTACAACCGGGACGATCCGGGTGGATGCTGGTACTGGTGCCTCCAGCGGGACCGGCGACGCGGATACCGCTGACGGCACGGTGCCCGGAGCAAGCGGACCGGGCGCTGACGGAATGGGCGGCGACGACGCTCCCGACGACGGTGCGCCCCCGCTGACGATCCTCCCCGAAGTCCGTTCGTGGGTGTGGTCGTACCTCAAGGAGTACCAGCGCGAGGGCATCGCCAAGGTCATCGGGCGTGGCGACGGGGCGCTGTGGTGGCCCTGCGGCGCGGGCAAGACGGTCGCCGCGCAGATATGGGCGCTGTCCGGGCCTGAGAACGTCCTCGTCGTCTGCCGCGCCAACGCCCGGGAACAGTGGGCCGATTCGGTGTGGCACTTCACCCGGTGCCAGCCCCACGTGCTTCGCCCCACCGGCAACCGGCGCAAGGGCGACGAGTCGCTGGACGACTACATGGATCGGGCGCGGCGCGAGGGGTTCCGCCCCTTCCTGATCACCTCCTGGGGGTGCCTGCGGACGCTCCGCCCGGAGGTCGAGCAGTACGTGGACGCCTCCCGCCGCCTCGCGTTGGTGTGGGACGAGAGCCATTGCGCCAAGGACTACAAGCGGGCCAAGCGCGAGGCCAACGAAGACGGCGGCTTCGACTACATCCCCCTGGACACGATCGCTGCCATCGCCTCCCGGCTGGCTCCCAAGGCGGTGCGCCGGCTGAACCTGACCGCCACGCCCGATCCCGACCGGCCCCGGGACTGGTGGTCGCAATTCGATATCATGTCCCCCGGCAAGGTCTTCGCCCCGATCTTCCACCCCTTCGGCGTCCGCTACTGCAACGGCTTCCAGCACGAATACGGGTGGGACTACTCCGGGTCGTCCCGCCTGACGGAGTTGAAGGCGCACGCCGCGCCGTGGGTCCATGAGGTAGACCCACAAATCCTCTACGACCAGTTGCCCCCCTGCCGGCGCGACGTGACCCGCCTGGATCGGGCGAGCCTGCGCTCGACCTCCAAGGATGCACGCGCGCGCGTGCGCGAGGCAGCGCAACGCCTGGGCCGGGAACGCACCCAGGAGGCTGCGGAGGCTCTGATCGCCGCACAGATGGGCGCACGGGCCACGCAGAAGGACGCTCACCTCCGCGCCCGGGCGGAGGAATGCGCCATGTCGGGACAGAAGCTCCTGATCTTCACGGAGTTGCGCTCCCACGTGGACGACCTGGGGCCGTACATCCGGCACGCGCTCCCCCCCGACGTCCCGGTGTGGGCGTCCCACGGGGGCGACATGCCCCGGGTCCGTCGCCAGATCCAGTTGGACTACATGGCGCACAAGGGGGCGGCGGTCCTGATCGGGACCACGGCGGCGTGGGGCGAGTCGGTGGATCTGCAAGACACCGACCGGCTGATCATGTCGGCGCTCCCCTGGACCTGGGGCCGGATGTTCCAGGCGGAGGGACGACCGCGCCGCCTGGGTCAGACGCGGCCCCTGGTGATCGAGTACGTCATCGTGAAGGACGACCCCGACGAGGAACACGTGGTCGGCATCGTCACCGGCAAGCTCAAGGCGAACCAGTCGCTTCACGACACCGACGTCATCGGCTCCCTGCGCGAAGCCCTACGGGGCGACCGGGACGAGATCGTCGCGGGCCTGCTGGCCCGGTACATGACGTGACCCCAGGGGAACGGACGCGGGAGGGCAGAGCGCCTGACAGCCAGCGGCGATTTTCCTGCGCTCTTGCGTTCCCTCGCCGCCCGTGCAGGCTCAGAACGAGGAAAGCCCCCCCGAAACCGGGGGGGCTCGCCAGGGCTGATGGAGGAACACGGGGACCGTGACCGCATCGCTATGATAGCGACCCTCACGGTGGAGTGCAACTAAATCGCCCCCGGGTTGCAGATCCACGCACGCGCGCACGTGATACCGTAACCCGGTCTGCGACCCCTGTGTGGAGCATCCCGAATGGCAAAAGGCAGCAACGAGAAGGTCGTCCGGTCCCTGGCCGTGGCAATCCAGGCACCCGGACCGGGAGGCGTCCTCCTGGGAATCCCGATCCTGCTGTGGGGACCCCCCGGCGTCGGCAAGACCGCGCGCGTCGAGGACATTGCCGAGGCCCTGGGCTACCACATGGTCACGGTCCTGGCGTCCGTCCGCGAGCCGTCCGACTTCCTGGGTCTGCCGGTCCCGGTCAAGTCCACGGGTGAGGTCAGCTACTTCCCGCCCGATTGGGCGCGCGAGTTGAACGCGCACAGCGACAACCCGCACCCCGATCTCGACAAGGTCAACAGGTTCAACAAGCAGCACGCGGCCAAGATCGCTCAGGGGCTCGTCACGGCCCGGACGCACGGTGCGATCGGCACCGGGCGGCGCGCGCTCCTGTTCCTCGATGAATTCAGCACCGCGACCCCGGCCACGCAGTCGGCGCTGCTGCGCGTCGTCCACGAACGGGTGGTGGGCGACCTCCAGTTGAACAGCAACGTCGCGGTCATCGCGGCGGCGAACCCGCCGTCCATGTCCCCGGGCGGTGAGGAGTTGAAGCCCCCGACCGTCAACCGCTTCATCCACATGGAGTGGTATCCGCCCAACAAGGATCAGTGGGCGGCGTGGGTTCAGCGTTCGGCGGGCACGGCGGAGGAAGCCCCGACCTACCTCACCCCGACTGGAGCCGACCCCTACGAGAAGCCCCCGCGCGTGAGCATCCCGCAGTTCCGCGTGGCCTACGCTCAGTGGGCCGGGTTCGGCGCGGGGTTCGTCAAGGCGATGACGAAGTCCAAGCTGGAGCAGGATCAGGTCAAGATCGAGCCGGGGTTCACGGACTACGCCCCCCTGTTCAACATGCCCCCCGCAGCGGCGATGGAACAGGACGACGACCACTTCGACGCCACGCTCTACGCATGGCCGTCCCCCCGATCCTGGGAGATCGCCCTGCGCGCGGGCGCGGCCTGTGTCGCGTCGTCGCAGTTGGACTTGATCCAGGGGATGCTCTGCGGCTCCATCGGTGACCCGCTCTGCACGGTGCTGAACCGCTGGGCGTTCGACCACGATGCCCGCCCGGAGGCCCCCGACAAGCTGCTGGCCGACCGGGCGAAGGGCGAGAAGTACGTCTGGAACGACGCCAGCAAGGTCAGCATGGACCTGGGCGGGTTGCTCCAGTACGCGCTGAACGACCCGGATCAGGCTGACGACGTCGTCGGCTGGATGATCGAGAACAGCGGAGCCACGCGGAGCGACGGCTACCCCACCGACATGCTCCAGGCCATCGTGTTCCCCGTGTGGGCCGCGTGGCCCCGGAGCCCCGAAGCCAAGGAGTTGCGAGCCAACTCCCCCGAAGCCTTCTCCCGCCTGGGGGCGGCGATGGCGCGGCTGCACCAGCACTGGCAGACGGCGGAGCAAGCCCAGGCCGACGTCCTGGGCGTCAGCATCAGCGGCGGGCGCGGCGGCGGGGCGTTTTCATCGTAGGAGGCCGACATGGCAACCGATGTGATCCTCACCGAAGCGGACGGGCGGAAGTTTCTGACGCGAACGATGGGGCGCAGGATTCACTCCAGCCGCCTCGTCGCAATGGCCGACGAGGTCGTCGCCTCCCTGCTCATGGACGACATGGTCGCGGAGTTGATGGAGGGGAGCGGTAGCGACCCGGACGAGTGGGAGGGGTGCAACCACCTGATCTTCTGCGACGTCCTCGCACTCCAGGCGTTCGGCGTCGTGGAGTACGCCATGTACTACGCCCGCGCGTACGGCGCGTACGACGCGATGCGCGAGCTTCGGGAAGCCGGCGAAGGCGGCATGGCGCTGGCGCTGGAGTTGCAGGCGTGGGGCCTCTACCCGAAGACGGAGTGCATCATCGCGGAAGTCCTGGGCCTCGCCCGGTGCCACCGTCCTTCGGTCGGCGCGAGCGGCGGTCCGGGCACCCCCCACGTGTTGGGGTGGGCGGCGGAAGACGCCATGATCCCGGTCGGGACGGACCCCCGCTACACCCCCGTCGTGGAGTACCTGCACCAATCCCTGCGGGACAACGCCCCGCCCCCCGACCCGAAGGGGATGGAGCACGCGGTCCTGTCGTACCCGTACGCGAAGGTGCGCCCGGTCAATCGGCTGTGGAGCGAAGCCCACTGGCGCGAGGCGATCGATCGCTGCGCGGTGATCAACGCGACGACCACCAGCAAAGCCGACGACATGAAGACGATCGGCAACGAATTCAACGACGGGGCGATCAACGTCCTGTTCGCCAACAAGAAGGCGTACGAAGGCGTCGATCTCCAGACCCTCACGTGCGGACTGCACCACCTCGATCTGCCCTGGGAGCCGGGGACGTACACGCAGCGCAACGGACGCGCGGTGCGCCAGGGGTCGAAGCGCGACGTCGTCCAGATCCACGCCTACCTGACGAGCGGGACGGTGGACTACTACCGCTTGGGGCGCATGGAGGGCCGGCGCAACTGGCTGGAATCCGTCATGGACGGCGGGCGCGCGTCGGCGGCGTCCGGGCTCACCGAAGACGACATGATCTCCATGATCGTCGGCTGCACCCTCCCCGCGCAGCAGAGCGCGGTCCGGGCTCGCCTGGAAGCCCGCGTGGCGCAGTTGAAGCGACAGCGGGCGCAGCAGAAGGCGGGTCTGATCCAGGCGATCGTCTTCGGGTACATCCAGTTGGGGTCCACGCTGCGCTGCAACTCCCTCCCCGGAGAGGACGCTTCGCCGTACCTCGTCGGCAAGATCAAGGAGGCGGGGAGGAAGCCCGCCGAGTTGAAGAAGAACGACGTCGCGGCGATCTACACGTTCGCGGACGCCTTGATCCGCACGGTCCGCTGCGACGTGGACACGAAGACCGTGGGTCGGTGGACGGCAGACAACCGATCCGTGCAGATCACGAAGGTCGAGCGCGTCCGGGGCGGGCGGTTCGCGGCGATGGCAAGCAGTCCCGAAGACCCGCCCCTGCTCGACGGGGCGCTCTACCACCACGGCCCCGACCACCAAGAGTGGTACGGGCGCATGGGGCAGCGCACGGGGCAGGCGGGCGCATGGGACACTCGCGTGGGTCGGCCCATCCTTGTGAAGCAGGACGACGGCACGTACGTCCACCTGGGGTGGCGCTGGGAGGGGCGCTGGGAGGAGCGGGCGCTGGTGGAGCAGGTTGACGGCGCGACGGAGATCGAGCCCAACTTCTCCCCCTACGCCGACCCCACGGCGGTTCCCCCGACGCTCCACGTGGCCGACTTCGACTCGATCTTCGACCTCATGGAGACATGGGCGCGGATCGGCCCCCAGGCAGCAGCGGCGAAGGTCAAGGAGTGGTTCGACGTCAGCTACGTGAACCACCGCGCCGTGTTCCCGGGCACGTGGCCCGCCCGGTACGCATGGCTCAACGCCTTCCCCGACGCCTGGGTCGAGCACCATCGCTGGGATCTGTGGGTGCGGATCGGGGCAGATCCCGACCTCCTCGATTTCGTGTCGGTGCTCCCCTACGTGACCGACACGGACTACCTCCACGACGGGCTCCGAATCATCGACACGGAGGCGTCGATCCCCAACGCCATCCAGCGGAGCATCATCGTGTGGCGCACCCTCGCCACCGCGTTCTACCGGGTCCGCAAGCTGCGGGGGGCGAAGCAGGGCGGCTTCACCCCGATCCTCAAGGACCCCGACCCCGACACGATCGACTGGAGCCTGTGGCGCTCCTTGACCATCACGGCAGACGGGGTCACGGTCATGCAGCGGGACGAAGGCTCACCCCCTGTCCCCGTCCTCTACGAACACCCCGGTGACCTCGTCAAGCTGCATGGCGGATCGTACGGCTCCGGGGCCAGCGAGACGAGGCAGCGGTGGCACAGGGAGATCGTGGTGCAAGTCGAGCCGCCCAAGCCGAAACCGGGCGAGCGGGCTACCCGACCTCGCGCACGTAAGGTGGATGCGGCGGAGATTCCCAAGCTCCTGTTGCCCTGCGACAGCGACTTCCGCGTGTTCATGCTCGCCCTCCGGGGCACCGCTGCCAAGCCCTCGACCGCGCCCAAGAAGGCGGCGATCCGGGTGCTCAAGGAGTGGTTCGGGTCCGCGTGGAGTTGGGCGCAGCCCGCGAGGCTGCTCTCCGGTTCCCACCGGGAGGCGGAGGCGCGCAAGGACAAGGTCAACATCGGCCACTACACGGGCTCCGGGGGGAGCAAGACGCCCATGTGGGGTGTCGCGCAGATGTACCAACAGGTGCGTTTGCAGGAGCGCGACAAGCGGAGGCCCGCGTGGGGCTTCTCCCACGACGGCTCCATCTACACGATCCGGGGCACGGCAGGCCCGATCGGGCCGCGCACGCCGCACACGGACTTGCACACCGTGGGAAAGGGCAACGTCGGCTTCGCCGTGACCGACGCCGTCACCGGGGAGGACACCGTCGTCGTCCTGTCGCAGACCGGCAAGCTGCCGTTCATCCAAAACCCCGCCCAAGCTGCCGCCGCGCAGCAGCAAGCTGCCGCCGCGCAGGCGCTCCCCCCGGAGGCGGAGCCCAACGACATGAGCGCGGATCTGGCCCTGGACGACGAGGACGAGAGGTAGTCCGATGGCACGCGGGAAGCTCTCCGACGACACCCTGGTCTTGGCAGGCGCGGGCCTCCTGGCACTCGTCGTCCTGGCGGGGAGCGGCAAGGCCAAGAAGGGCCGCGCGTGCTCCCCGATCCGGGCTCCCCGGTCCACGCGCGGGTTCCCGGGTCGGGTGGCGTTCATCCCGGCCCATCAGGACAACTACGGGGGGCAGCGGCCCACCTCCGCGATCAACCGGATCGTGCTCCACACCACCGAAGGCGACACGGCGCGCGGCACGATCCGCTGGTTCCAGAAGTGTCGGGGGAGTGCGCCCTCGTCGGCGCACTACGTCCTCGACAAGAACGGCGCGATCACGCAGATGATCCCCGACGACTACGTCGCGTACCACGTGCGGAACGCCAACCGGGACAGCATCGGGATCGAGCACGTGGGCCGCGCCCACCGGGCCGACACATGGAACCCCCGGAACATGGCGTCGAGCGTGCGGCTGGCCGCGTGGCTGTCCAAGGCGTACAACATCCCGTCGTCCCGCATCGTCACGCACGCCTCCCTCGATCCGGCGCGGCGCACCGACCCGGGACCGTACTTCAACGTGGCCGACTACAGGCGGCGCGTCCGGGCACTCACGGGACAGCCGTGAGCAGGAAGCCCCCGGAGCAACCCACGTGGGCGTCGGCGCACCCGTGGCTCCAGGCGGGGGCCAACGGGCTCCTGTTCGCGGTCGCGGCGTTCACGGTCCCGTTCCTGCTGCGGAAGCAACTCGCCAACGACCCCACCGGGAACAAGGGCGACCCGCTGGCCCCGGCGAAGCAGTCCCCCGACCCGAAGGCGTACGTGCCGCCCCATGAGGCGAAGATCACCCCCGCGACTACGCGGACGGTGTGGGTGCGTCGCCTCGCTGCCGCCGATCCTCACGCGGGCGCGCGCGGGGTAGCCATCCTCCAAGCGCACACGCTGGTCGTCGGCGGGGTCCGGGTGACGGATCGAACGCGCGTCGAAACGATCCCGGTGACGTCGAACAACCTGCTCCACCGGGACGCGAGCCGCACCTACGGGGGCCACTGGACGGTGGTCGCAGCGGAGGAGTGGAAGTGGCCGCGCCCGGTGTACCGCTGGCGTCCGATCCGGGCCTACGCCTCGCTCGATGAAGCGGCTGCGGATTGGCTCTCCGACCTCCCGCCCGAAGCCCGCGAGGGGCTGCGCGTCGGGGACCCGGTCATGTACTGGCGGGCAGTCGGATCGGGTCCGTACGAAGCGGAGTTGGTCGCGCTGTACAAGGTGCAGATGCAGCCCGCGCTCGTCATGCCCTCACGGGTGGGCCTCCGCCACTAGGTCGGGGCGCGGACCATGTTCCCGTACGCGACGTACGGGGTGGCGACGACTGTCTCCGGGCCGACGACGTCTGTCTCCAGCGTCATCCACGCGCCGTCGAAGATATCGATCGCCTGATCCCCCAGCATGTTCGTCAGGGACGTCTCGCTGGTCATGTTGAACGACGCCTTGTAGACGGTGGCCCCGCCCGCCGCTACCGGGTAGACCCGCGCGATGACCGTCTGCGCGGTGCCGTCCGTCACCAGCCGCACGCCCCGGAAGAACGCGGTCAGGAAGTTGGCGTCGGACGACGGGGTGTTGGGGTCCGCAGCCTGGATCTGCTGCCGCGCCGACTCCCCCCCGCCGGCTGCGAGGCCGGCGAAGGTGAGGTCGGGGCTCTGCGAGGCTTGGGTGAACGTCAGAGTCACGGGCGGAGTGTACTCCTTGGGGGCCGTGAGGAAAATGCAGATTGCGTGTTGACAAACCGCAAGGCCCGCCCGTAGGCTCGCCGTGCTGACAGAGGAACGGACGGAGAGAATGGCGCAACGTCGAACCGGGCCAGAGCCCTGCATCGTGGTCGTATACGGCGAGTCGAAGGTCGGGAAGACCGTGGATCTGCTGTACTCCGTCCCCAACGGGATCATCTTCACGCCCGCCCCGCGAGGGCTGGAAGCGTGGCGTCGGCTGACCCAGGTCAAGCCCAACGAGCGGCGCATCAACCGGGTGAGCGAGGCAATCGCCATCATCAAGAAGGAGAAGCCCCCTGCGGTGGGCTTCGATGACTTCTCCATCGCGCTCCAGCGGGAGCAGTTTGCCCTGGAGGCGAAGGGGCTGACCGGCTGGAAGCTGTGGGGCGCGATCAAGGGGATCGTCAACGCGCTGCGGGAAACGATCCTCGACCTGGGCGCGGTCTGCATCCTCAACCTGCATGAGAACCACCCGCGCTACGAAGGCGAGGGGCTGTTCAAGACGCGCGTGTCGCGGGGCGGTCCACTCATGCCGACCAAGGCGCTGTCGGCGTGGATCCCGCACGTGAGCCCCCTCGTCGTCCGGGCCATCAACAAGCCCCCCGGCGTGGCTGACTGGCCCGGGATGTACTCCTGCGACCCCTCCGACGCGGACTGGATCACGGGGGATCGGTGGTGCTCCACGCCGCCGTCGTCCCCGCTGAACATCCGTGAAGTCCTGCTCCGCGCGCGCGGCGTGGACCCGACCGTGGTGGTGCCCCCCCGCGCGCCGGGGCTCGCCGTCCTCGACAAGATGGCAGAGGGTGTCTGCAAGGGTCGCCTGACCGGCGCGTTCGCCACGGACGAGGCCGCTGCGGCGGGCCTCACCAGCATGTTCCCGAAGCAGAAGCCCTCCGTCCTGCGATGGGCTTGGCGGGACGGCTGCGCCCGCGCCGCGCTGGAGCGCAGCGCCGATCACCTGTTCGCCATGTTCACCCACACACCCGACGCGGCCCCGGGCTCCGCGTGGGGAAGTAGTAGTGCTCGCCCGAACCAGACCCCCGCCGCGTGAGCGCGGCACGTTCCCTGATGGAGAAAATTCGCTATGGCTGAGAACAACCCCTACGTCGTGGACCTCTCCGACGCTTCGACCGACGTCGGTGGCGGCGGTCCCCCCGTCAACGAGGCGTTCAACCTGATCATCGGCACCCCCGTCGAGATCAAGCAGAACGCCAACGGCACGCCCCGCGTCGTCGTCCCCGTGCAGGTCAGCGACGGCCCGCACAAGGGCAAGGGCTTCCGCGCGCGCTTCAACTGGCCGACCGGCGACCCGAACAAGGACGGCTTCAAGAAGATGATGATGCTCCGTCTGCTCCAGGGCATCGGCGCTCCGCAGGACGTGATCAAGGCGGCGGATATCCGCACCATGCCGACGATGCTCCCCGGCAAGACCCTGGTGGGCTTCGTCAAGGACGACGGCGAGTACATCAACGACAAGGGGCAGACCCGGCAGGGCCGCGACCTCGTCCCGTGCCTCCCCAACGAGGCGGCGGCGGCGCTCAAGGGCGAGTGGAACCCCTACGGCGGCTTCACGGAGGCGGGCGCGACCCCGACGACCACGCCGTCCAACGGGACGACCACGCCGACCCCCCAGGTCCCGTCGCAGAGCGGCTTCGACGGCCTGTTCGACGGCATCCCCGGCTAGCCAACGCCGGTCCCTCTCGCGCGGACACGTCCTTTCCCGCGCGAGCCAGTGAAGGCTCCCCCCGCGTTCTCACCCCCCCCGACTCGCGGGGGGTGCCTTCCGGCTGGCACTGACGCTCCCATGACGTACGACCCGCGCCGCGACGGAGCCGACTGCGACCACTGTCCGATGCGACGGTGGCGCGGATCGGAGTGGACGCCTGTCCCTGCTGTAGAGGCGTCCGGTCGGCCTGACGGCATCCTCCTGGGAGAAGCCCCCGGCAAGCGCGAGGTCGAGAAGGGAGCCCCCTTCGTCGGCCCCTCCGGGGCGGAGTTGAACCTCGCCCTCAAGGCCGCGAGGATGAACCGCAAGCGGTACGACGTGGACAACGTCATCGCCTGCCGCGCCTTGCTGAACCGCCACGGCAAGGACGACTACCGACTGATCGAGATTCGGCTCAAGAAGGACAAGGCGGCGGGCAAGTCCCCCGACCATGAGAAGCACCCGTCCGTCCACTGTCGCCCCCGGCTGGATCGCTGGCTCAAGCGGTCGGACAACGTCATCGCGATGGGCGCGACGGCGGCGAACGCCGTCCTGGGGGGCGCGCACAGCATCCTCTCGATCCGGGGAGGCCCCGCGTACAAGGGAACCGCCCGGGTCCTCCCGACCGTGCATCCCGCGTTCGTCGCCCGTGCCCGCCGCTGGCAGTTGGTCTACAAGGCGGATCTGAGGCGCGCGGAGCGGTTCTTCGCGGACCGGCTGGAGTGGTCGGACGCCCCGATCCTGTACGTCCCGACCCCGGCGAAGCTGCAAGCGTTCCTCGACGTCCCCGCGCCCCTGTGGACGTACGACGTCGAGACACCGATGGTCCCCGGCCCGCTGCACGCCCGGATCAACTGCGTGGCGATCGGGCGCAAGATCACCGACGACGAGTTGGCCGAGTGGATCCCCGGCCCCGACGACAACCCCGCGTTCCCCCCGGGGGAGATCGTGGTGGTGGTGCCCTTCCGATCCATCGAAACCGGGGAGCCCGTCTACAGCCCCGCCGACCAACGGGACGTGCGTCTGATGATCGCGTCGGCGTTCACGGACGGGCGGCTGTGGTGCGGGCACAACGCCGGCTGGTACGACCGGCTGGTGGTCGAGGAAGACCTGGGCGTGACCCCGGCTCCGCTGATGGACACGATCATGCTGTTCCGCCTCGCACACAGCGAGTTGCCGAAGTCCCTGGGCGTCGTCGGCACCATCTACACCGACGTCACCGCGTGGAAGATGGACAACGAGGGGAACAAGCTGGCGACGGACGCGCGCAGCGACGACGAGTTGTGGGCCTACAACGCGAAGGATGTGATGGTCACGGCACGTATCGTGCCGCCGATTGTGCAGCAAGTACGACGTCGGCAGCAGGACCAGCCGTGCCCCGCGCGTCCGTCGCTGACGCTCCCGCAAGCCGACCACAAGATCCAGTCCTTCTGCGCGGGCCTGGGCCGCGTGGGGCTGCGGATCGACCCCGACGCGCAGTACGTCATGGAGAAGGATCTGTCCGCGAAGGTGGCCGACGCCCGCGCCGCCATCGCAGCCACGCTCCCCTCACGGATCAACGCGATCAACCCCGCGTCCTACCCGCAGGTTCGCAAGGTGCTGTACGGTTCGCACGGCTTCCGTCTGGAGCCGAAGTCGTACACCGACACGGGCGAACCTTCGACGGGCGACGGTTCGATCCGCGAGCACCTCATGGACTCGCGGACTCCAGGCGATGCCGCCCGCTTCCTGTGGGCGCTCCGCAACTTCCGGTCGCTGCACAAGCGGCTGACCTCGTTCGTCATCCCGCTGCGCCGCCGCTCCGTGGACCCGGAGAAGGGCTGCGTGGACGACGACGGACGCCTCCGGGTGTCGTGGTCGGCGCATGGGACGACGTCCGGGCGGCTGTCCTCGTCGCAGCCGATGAACGTCCAGAATTGGGAGAAGATCCTCCGCACCCTCGTCATCCCCTCTCCGGGCAACGTCCTGATCGGCGCGGACTACGACCAACTGGAGGGTCGCCTGGGAGCCGCCACGGCGGGGATCAAGCACTACCTGCGCGCGTACGACGCGGGCCTGGACGCACACCAGACGACGATGCACCTGACGGGCGGTGACATGATCTGGAGGATGCCGGGAGCGCCCCCTCACCCGGATCTGTACTTCCGCAAGGAGTGGCCCGCCGACCCGCAGGGGCGTTGGCCGGCAGGCGGGATCGGGGGCCGCTTTGACGAGTACAGGTCGCTGAACAAGAACTGGTACTACGGGCGGCAGTACGGCGCGGGGCACGAAACGGTCTGGAAGCTGCTCCGCGAAGTCGAGGCCGACTGCCCGCTGTGCAAGGGCGCGGGGTGCGGCACGTGCGTGTCGGGGACGGTGTTCACGAACCGCGACCTCACCCTGCGCGAAGTCGAGGAAATGGGGGAGCGGTTCAGCGAGGCGTGCCCCGAAATGGCGCTGTGGTGGGAGAGGGAAACCGACTTCTTCCAAGAGCACGGGTTCAACTACGAACCGCTGATGGGCCGACGCCGCTTCTTTGAGGATGGGCTCGACAAGGACGGCGGCTTCTGCGACGTCATCAACTTCAAGATCCAGCCCGCCGCCGCAGCCCTGATGAATTTCGCGTGCATCGACTTGGTGGACGCGGGGGTCGGCTGCGAGTTTGAAGGGCCGGGGACCGGCCCGATCCAACAGGGCCATGACTCCCTGCTGGTCGAGGCCCCGGAGCACCGCGCCGAAGAAGTGCGCCGCCTCGTTGAAGACTGCATGACGCAGACCCATCCCGCCTTCTACGGGTCCATGCGGTTCACCGCTACGGCCCGGATCACGCGCAACAACTGGAAGGAAGTCGCCTGATGCCCGTCACCGTCACCGCCACCGAAGTCCTCGCCCTCAAGGGGGTCGCCGCGCGCAACGCGGTCTACCAGATGACCGATCCCGACGAGGTCCGCACCCTGCTGGATCGGGACAAGCGCAAGCTGATCACAACGGCGGCGACCTCCCGGCTCGCCAAGCTGAACCGGCTCGCCGCCACGTTGGAGAAGGGCTGGCCCTGCTCCCGCTGTGGCACCGTGGGCGTCCACGGGATGCGGAAGTGCAAGCGGACCCGCGTGGACGGGTCCTTCAAGGTGTGGGTGCGCCGACAGCCTCGCTGCGGTCCCTGCCGCAACATCAAGAAGGAGAAGACCCGATGAAGAAGCCCGCCTCCAAGAAGTCCAAGCCCACCCTGCGCCGGGGGGCACCGCCCGCGCCGACCACAGTCGAGTTCCACCGAATCAGCGTCTCAGTTGGCGATGTTCGGAGCCCCGGAAGAGCGGGCTGAGTCACCGTCGTACTTGTCAGACCAGATCCTGACCTACATCGGGAACAAGAGGTCACTACTCGACTCGTGCGCTCCATGTGCCGCCCGCTCGCCACGCTGATCCTGCGGAAGTAGCGCGATGCGGGGGGGCCGCTGCACGCGGGCGGGGGGGCGGCCGCTGCACTTGACATTCAGCAAGCTGCCTGGAAGGGTGTGTCCATGAGTACCGATCGACCCCCCGTCCTCTCGTCCCTGGACAACGTCCGCGTGGGCGACACCCGCGAGGCCAAGCTGGTCGAAGCGTTGCTCCGATCCGCGCAAGCGGACTACGCCGAGTCGGACTCCTTGAGGAAGGCGATCACGCTCGTCGCCCACCGCTGCGTCAAGAACGAGTGGACCGTCTACCGCTGGCTCCGGGGCATCGCCGCGCCCCCACGTGCGGCCCTCGCCGCCCTGGAACGCCTCGCGCATGACCGGGGCGTGCCGCTGGAGCCGGTCCCCGCAGAAGGGGCCGCTCCCGTCGAAGGCGTCGAGGACGCACCCCCCGCCGCCTGAGCCGATGAAGGACGTACCGTCCACGGTCCTCGCCCTCGCCTTGGTCATCGTGGTCATGGTCGCCATGTGGACGTCGGAGCACCCGTGGCTGCGCGTGCTCGTCGGTGCCTACATGGGCGTCGTCATCGTGTCCGGGGTGTACCTGCTCCTGCGGCGAGGTGAGCGCCGGGGCAAGGGACCGCACGGCCCCCCTTGACATTCCGCAAGCAGGCGGGGTAGACCCTCCCTGCACGCACGCGGAGGTACTTGATGGACAACGGACACGGCTCGATGGCGCTGCACGTAGTGCGCCTCACCACCAACTTCAAGCAGGACGGGTTCCCTGACGGGCGCACCTTCGACCTGGGGCAGCGGACGGCGTTGTTCGGCCCCAACGGATCGGGGAAGTCGGCGGTCGTCCACGCGCTGCTGTGGGCACTGACCGGCGAGGTTCGTGGGTTCGCGGGCCGCGCCGTCGTCAAGGAGGCGCGCACGATCTGGCGCGCGAAGCCGAAGAAGGCGAAGACGTTGTTCGCGGAGGTGACGCTGTCGGACGGGCGCGTCATCCTGCGCCGGCAGAAGCGGTCCAACGGCGCGATCGACTGGAACGTGGACGGGATCGAAGTCCCCAAGAAGTCGCTCGCCATCGCCACCGCGCTCGTCGCGGGCGAGGTCCGCGACAACCTGTTCGGTGCCCCGGCGACGGCGGAGCGATGGCTCGACGGCGTGCTCGACATTCCCCTCGCCGCGATCCTCGCGTCTGCGCTCGACGGTCGGCCCTGCGCCCCCTGCAAGGGGATCGGGTGCGACCTCTGCGACGAGGGGACGGTGAAGCTCGACGCGCTCACGCGGGCGACCCTGGAAGCTGCCGCGCTCAACGCGGACACGGGGGCGACCCTGGTGGACTCCCTCCGCGCCGACGCGCGCGCCGCGAACAAGGAGGCGTCGGTCACCGACTCCGTGGTCGAGGAGATCGCCCATGACGTCCGCATCGTGACGGACGGCGAGTTGGAAGCCGCGACCACCAAGCGCGACACGCTCCGCGAGGGGCTGTGGAAGGCGCGGGAGCGCCAGCGCAACGCGACCGCCCTGCGGGGCCTCGCGGACGACATGCGCGCGGCGACCGCTGCCCTGGCGAAGCTGCCCCCCGGCGAGCCCAACGAGGGGAAGAAGCGGAAGCTGGTCGAGGACACGATGGCGGTCGCGGAGGACGCTGCCGCCCTGGGGCTGAACCGCTGCCCGTGCTGCGGCGGGGCGTCCAGCCCCGAAGCCCTCCGATCCCGCGCCACGGGGATGCAGGGGCTCCTGCTCTCGATGAAGGCGCAGAGCGCCGACGCGCACGAACGGGAACGCCTCAAGATCGCGATGACCGGGTTCCAGGGGCGGGCACAGGGGCTCCGCGCCTCGATGCCCGCCGACGACTTCGCCGCCGTGCGTGCGGGCACCTGGGAGGACCCGACGATGACCTGGGCGGCGTCCCTGGCGAAAGCCGAAGCGGTGCTGGACGACCTCCGGGCCGCGCGTGTGGGCGCGCAGGGGCCGAAGATGGCGATGGCTCAGGCGGAGGCGCACCGCGCCCGCGCCGACGCGCTCACCGCCGCTGCGAACGCCGTGGAGCACGCGCGGGCCAAGCTGATCGCCAGCGCCGTCAAGACCTTGACGGCAGGGGCCAAGGCCCGCTTCCCGACGCGCTTCGGCAAGCCGGTGATCAAGCTGCGCCCGAAGGTGGTCCTGGGCGTGGATCGGGACGGTGCCGAAGGCGACCCCTCCGAAGGGGAGATCGCCGCGCTGGTGCTCGCCTTGGCGGGAGCCGTCGCGGAGCGCCGCGCCGACACGGGCCTCTCCGTGCTGGTGCTCGATGACCGGGGCTTCGATGACGCCACCGTCGCGGACCTCCGCGAAGCGTTCAACCAGTGGGACGCGGGGATGCTGCTGCTCCCCGTGATCGCCAACCCCCCGGCCTGCGAGGGCTGGACCGACTTCAACTTCTGGCCCACGGAGGGCGGCACCGATGACCGACACGCTGACCACGTCACTCACTGATCCCGACCCCATCGTGGAGGCGATGGTCGCCTTCCAGTTGTACTGCTCGATGGGCTACCCCCCCGAAGCCGTCAAGATCGGCGTGGCGCACGTCCAAACGCAACCGGAGGCAGCGCCCTCCCTCGTCACCGTCGCCGTGCTCCGGTGGGACGACAAGGAATTCGTGTCCTACTGGCAACCCAACGCCGAAAGCGGCGAGGACAGCAGCGCGCTCAACGCGCGCCTGCACGATTCGATGCCGATGTGGAACGCGCTCGACGGGGACGCCCGGAACGCGCTGGTCGAAGCATCGTGGACCCACGCCCACCGCGACGAGATCGTGGCGGCGATGGCAGCGAAGGGCCTGGCGGGGCTCGCTGCGCCGGTTACGCCATGATGCTCAAGATCAAGCAGTTGCAGCCCCCCGGTGCGCCTGAGTCCTGGGCCTACGTGGACCCCGAAGCGGTAAACGCCGTGACCCCGGCGAACCTCCAGAAGCGGTCCCCCCACCCGTTGAACCCGCAGCAGGTAGTCGAACAGACCCTCGCCAGCGGGACGATGCTGTACCTCCCCGGAGGCCAGATCGCGGTCGAGGGGTCACAGGAGGACGTCATGGACCTCCTGGGCCTGACTGTCCGGGTGGAGCACTAGCCCTGCCGGTAGCCGTCGTCGTAGGTGTCGGGCGTGGTCACGTTCGCGTTATATCACCGCGTCGGAGGGCCGCACAGACCGGATCATGCCGTGTGCTTGAGCCGGTCCATCTGCGCGGCCTGGAGTCGCCGCACCTCCGCCCGTGTCGGGGCGGGACGAAGTGGGAACGTCGGCCAGCCCCGTTGGCGCTGCCGGTCGTACCGATCCACGCTGCCGTAGAAGCCGTCGCAGGGGCCGTGGGTCGCCAGCCCGGACGGGTTGGTGCCGCGCCCGTAGGTGTTGCCGCACCCCGGGCAGATCCGGTAGTACCCGGCGAGGCGTGAGCCCGAAGCAGACGGGGCCTGCCGCAGCCATTGCCGCTGCAAGATCCACCGGAGCGTGGGGCACCGCTTCCGCCGCATCAGCGCGCGCGTGCGAGGGCCGCTGCGGCTGCGATCTGCTCCGGGGTCGCGGTCTTCTCGCCTGAGTACACCGCGAGCAGGAAGTCGTAGGCTTCCTCGCCCCTCCGGGTCGCGTCCACGCGGCGTTGCCCCTTGTCCCACTCCGCCTGATCCACGGCGACGTCGGCCTTGGCTTCCTCGATCTGATCGAGCAGCGCCACCCGGAAGTCGCGCAGGGGGTGGTCGGAGGGGAGATCGGCGGGGATGATCTCCAGCAGCGCCAGCCCCACGATCGCGGACGGCTCCAGGCACAAGTCCTGCGCCTCCAGGGTCGGGCGGGGGTCGATGAAGAAGCGTCGTTGGTGTCGTCTCACGTCAGGTTCCAATCGGGCTGTGCGGGTGCGTCGGACTCGTCGGGCGGGATCGGGGCAGGGGCGTCGGCGGCGGCTTCCTTCAAGCCCAGGAGGGCCGCGACGCTGCGCCGGTCGGCTTCATGCGCTTCGATCGCGTTGATCCAGGCGGGGTCGGTGGGGAGCGCGGCGAGGTAGTCGGTGAGCGCCGCGTGTAGGACCGCCGCCATCGACGTCCCCCGCACGTCGGCCACCTTCCGAAGCAGCGCCCGCTGGCGGCTGTTGAGGTGGATCGTGAACGGAGTGCCCTTGCTGTTGCTCATGCGCGTGTACCTCTATAGGGGCCGGGGCGGCGGGTAGAGCAGGTTTGGCCCGTACTCGTTGAACAGCGCAAGCCCTACCCGACTGCCACGGCCCCCAGGAGTGTGCCGGTGGTGGATCGGGTCGTCAAGGGCGCAGTACATCGAATCCCGATCCTCCCTTCCAGGGATTAACGATTCTTTATCATTATCGTGAGAAAGTGGTTGTCAGGATCGATGGGGGGATTATCATAGCTATGTCGATGGGGGGTCACCCCCCTGCTCCTGGGGAGCTATCCGCCTTGCATTGAGCAGGACGCTCCACCAGCCCAGCCGTTCAGTCGGTGGTGTGGAACCGGGGGGGTGCCTCCCCCATCGACGCTGATGGACTACCAACCGGAGACACCATGACCATGAGCAACCCCAACGACTTCGTCGCCGGCTACCGCATCGAGGATGCGCTCGCCGCCCTGCGGGACGCCCGCAACCACCCGATGCCTGCGGGGGCCGCTGCCGCCGTCGAGGCGTGCATCGTCACGCTGGAGTCGTGCCAGCACTTGCTGCCGTCGCCCCAGGCGGTCCCCCCGTCCTGCCGGTTCCCGGCCCCCTCCGACCCGTCGTGGTCGAACACCCCCATCGTGGCGCTGCCGCCCGTGAGGAAGCCATGAGCCGCCTCTCCCCCTGGGCTCCGATTGCGCGGAGGCTCCGGTGAACTGCGGCTCCTGCGGAGAGGGGCCGCTGGCCTCCTACGGATACCTCCTGCTCGACCCGGGCGTGAAGGCGTGCTCGGACTGCATCGACAAGGAGAAGTCCGACCCGCGCTACCGTGGTGCCGAGGTCCAGGAGCTGCGGGACTACGCCGACCGGATGGTCAGCGTCCACGGCTGTGCCCCGGCCCAGGCCGACGCGGTTCGACACGCGGCCTCCGAGATGGAGGGAACGCACAACCCCGACGACTGCCACCTCTGCAACGCGGAGCGCCACGAGGTCCCCTACTGCCGCAAGTGCGGCGCGTTGGACTCGGGGACCTGCCATTGCTGGCACGAGGACCTGGGAGGTAACCGATGACCGGCAAGGACTGGCACGCCGCCCTCCGAGACGCCGCCACCCGCGCCCGGGAGCGCGAGGCCGCGAAGGACACGCGCCCCAAGCGCGGGACCCGCGTGGTCTGCGACAAGGGCGCGGGTGTCATCCACGGCCCCGACCCGACCAACAGCGCCCGCGTCATGGTGAACGTGAACGGGCGGCTGTACTCCGTCCACGCCCTGCTGACCTTCCCCGACGAACACGGGAGCTAGACATGAGTCCGATGATGGCGTACTACGTCCTGCCCGACCGCAAGACCGTGGTCGAGTACACCCTCGCCGCCACGCGCGGGATCGCCGCCACGCGCGACGGGATCATCCTGGCGCTCCCTGACGGAAGCGAGGGCTTCGTACCAGAGTCGCACGTCGTAAACGCCCGCCTGTTCGCCGTCCACCCCGACGAGAACGACCTGTGCAAGCGGGCCGACGACGGGACCATCATCTACCGGGGGGAGCCCCTGCCATGATCATCGGTCTGACCGGCAAGGCCGGGAGCGGTAGGACCACGGTGGCCCGCTTCCTGCGCGAGCAAGGGTTCGCCTCCCTGGCGTTCGCGGACCCGCGTGAGGCGTTCGTGCGCGAAGTCGAGGTTGCTGGCTGTGCCGTCTGGACTTGTGGTTACTGCAACTGGATCGGGGAGCACCCCGATCACGGCGAAGGTGGATTCACCTGTCCACGCTGCGAGGCCGTCGAACCGGCCAAGCGGCCCGTGACCGCCCAACTCGCGCTCCAACGTCTTGAGGAATGGGGCCGTGCCCTGGACCCCGACGTGTGGGCTCGCCTGGGCGTGCGCCGCGCGCAGGGGGTCCTCCGGGTGGCGCGGGGGACGGCCCCGCTTGCCGTGGGGTCGGAGCCCTTCCTCGCACGCCTCCGCTGCGAGGTGTCCTTTGGGGGCCGGGTGAACCTCGACGGGAGCTACCTCTCGCGCGACCCGTCGCCTCGCCCACCCGGCGTCGATCCGCTCCCCCTGATCCGGGGCGTCGTCATCACCGACTGCCGCTTCCCCAACGAGGCCGCTGCGATCCGCGAGGCCGGGGGTGTCATCTGGCGGGTGGAGCGCCCCGACACGTTCAAGGCGCTCACGATGGTCAACGTCCCCCCGAAGATGGCCCGCAAGGTCTTCGACGCCGCGTGGCGCTCCCACGCCTCCGAAACGGAGCAGGACGGCATCGAGGCCAACGTGGTCCTGATCAACGACGGCACCCTGGACGACTTGCGCGCCGAGGTGTCAAACGAGTTGCTGGAGGACTGATGGGGACCGTCTACTACATCGTGGACCTCGACCGGCGCGAGGCGCTGTGCCTCAACAAGTGGCACTACCTCGACGGAGCGACGTCGCCGGGGGGCGACACCCTCCGCTCGACGCCCCACCCCTCCCGGCTCCCCGACGCGGAGCCGACGCACTTCGGCTACGTCCGCAACGCGCTGGCGAACGCGATCCTCGACGGGACCCCGGTCCCCGACGACGTCGTGACCCGGCTCGTCGCCTTCGTGCGTGATGCCGTCAAGCCGGTGCTGTGGGACGACAGCGCCGCCTTGTGCCCACCGTGGGAACGTGAGGCCGGCTCGCCCGTCGCGGGCTGGACCGTGATCGACTGGACGACCGGGGAGCTGGTGACATGACCGACGCTCTTGCACCTCCGGGCGTACCGGAAGCAGCACAAGATCGTGACGACGTACCTCATTCCGCGGACCGTGGGACACCCCCAAGGAGACAACGACATGATCGTGGATCGACAGACCCTCACCCCGGCTCAGGGCGGCTCCTTGCCGACCCTGCCGACGCACGATTGGCAACCGTGGGCGACCCTCCCGGTCCCGTCGCGGGGCCTGGACGCCGCGAGCAGGGAGTACTCGCTGCCCCGCCGACGCTGCAAGCGGTGCGGGAAGATCGAGGTCGGGATCGGGGACGGCCCCGCGCCCCCCGGCGACCCCGCCTGCCGGGGCTGATCCTGACAACGACTGCGACGGCTACGTCCCCAACTGGACGTTCGCGCCTTGCGCAGCGTGCGGGAAGCTGCGACACATCAACGGGCGGGACCGCTCCGTCACCCTGGTGGAGCACCTGAGCGACGGGGACAGCGCCTTGGCCGCGTGGGAGAGCGCCGCGCAGGAGGGGCCGGGACGGCACATGACGGACGAGGAATTCATCGCGGCCTTGAGCCAGTCGGACGTGCGGGAGGGTCCGTGACCGACGACGGACCAAATCGTCAAGAGCTTGTCAAGGATCCATTCCCGGTGGAGCGGGAAGGGCTCCCGGTTCGCGGTCCCTTGGGCGTCCCGGCGACCGTCGCCCGTGACCCGGATCTGACGGAGGACGAGGTCGAGGCGATCAAGGCGACGATGGCGCAAGCCGACGCCGACAACACCAAGCGGGCGTACACGGCGGCGTGGCGGTCCTTCACGGACTGGTGCGAGCGTCGGGGGGCGACTCCCCTGCCCTGCACCCCGGTGACGCTGGCGGCGTACCTGCGGCTCGCCACGCAGCGGGACGGGTCGCCCTACACGGTGTCCTCGCTGTCCCTGCACCTGTCCGCGATCAAGCGGGCGCACCGCACGTGGAACCTCGCCGCCCCCACGGAGCACCCGTACGTCTACCAGACGTGGCGCGGGCTGCGCCGGGAGCGTGGCACCCACCAACAGGGAGCGACCGCGCTGACCGCCGACTTGCTGCGGAAGGTGGTCGCCGGCATCCCCCCGGGGGTGCAGGGGATGCGGGATCGGGCGCTGCTGCTGGTCGGCTTCGCCGGGGCGTTCCGACGCAGCGAGTTGGTCGCCCTGCGGCTCTGTGACGTGCGCCTGCTGCCCGAAGGGGTGCGCCTCCGGGTGGAGCGCCGCAAGACCGGCGACGAGCCGGTGTGGCTCGACTTCCGGCGCTCCGGGGGCCTGTACTGCCCCGTGGACGCCTTGGGCGACTACATCGATGCCCTGGCCGCGTCGGACACCCCGCTGTCCATCGCGGAGGGGGGCCGGGGAACGGCGCTGTGGCGGCAGCACGGCACGGGCGCGGGGGGCCTCTCTGCGGGCTCCGTCCGGTTGGTGGTTCGCCGTGCGTGCGACCGCGTGGGGCTCGACCCGGACCTGTTCAGCGCGCACAGCCTCCGATCCGGGTTCGCCACGTCGGCGGCGGAGAGCGGTCTGAGCGCGATGGAGATCAGGGAGGCGGGCGGCTGGAAGTCGGTCGTCACCGTGGACCGCTACGTCCAACACCGCCGCCAGATGGGGGCCGACGCGCCCCGCTCCCGCGTCATCGCGGACCTGACCGACTAGACGACGTGGACCGTAGCCGTCCCGCGTGCGATGTACAGATCCTTGACCTGACGCACCGTGGGGTGCTCGACGCCGTGCGCCCGGATCGTGGCGCGCAGAGGGAAGGTGCTCCCCACGGTCCCCGGCTTGGGCGGGTACGCGATGATCTTGAGCTTGACGTCATGGGGGTCGGCGGGGGCCTCCACGATCTCATAGATCGCGCCGGGGACGACGCCCCGGACCCGGAAGCCGACGAGCCGGTCGGTGCGCTGTACCGCAGTCTCACCGCGCTTCGGGAACGCCAGGAGGCCGATCGCGCCCGCACCCAGGAGTAGGGGCCACAGGAGAGGGGATCGGGACTTCGCCATGCGGGGAAGCTACCACGGTCAGCCTTCCTCGCGGTACGGATCGTAGGGCTGCGCGCCGGGGGCGTCGTCGTAGGGGTCGTCGTAGAGCCCGTCGTGTTCGCGGGCGGGGGAGAGTCCGTGCCCCGCGACCCGGGCGCGACCACGCGCCATCGCGTCGGGGACGTCCTCGCGGACCAGGGTCAGGGAGTCGCGGACGATCAGTGCGCCCGTGCCGGGAATGTCGATCAGGTCCGCAGCGGTGCCGACGACGTCAGCCGCCCTCTGTGCTCCCCTCGCCCGGTTCACCCACGCCTCGATCCGGTCCCACGGAATACCCATCCATGCTCTCCCGCCGTGCCTTCCGCAGAATGGTATCCGCTTCGCGGAGGCCCGCCGACCGGAAGAACACGGTGGCAGGGATTCCTTGTACGCGGGCGGCGTCCGCGATCCGCTCCCACTCGTCTTCACGCAGCGGGATGCCTCGATTCTTCCTTCGTTCAACCATGCTGATAGTATAGCTACACCGTAGCGATACTACAACGAGGTTTGCATGAGCGAGGACGGATCGGAGCGCGTGTCCACCGCGATCTACACGCGCGTGTCCACGCGGGCGCAGGCGCGTGAGTGCGGCACGGAGTACCAGCGGGAGCCGCTACTCGCCCTGGCGGCGACTTGGGGCCTGGACCTGACGGGAGTCTTCGCGGACGGCCCTCCGGGGGACAACGAGGACGCCTTCCGGGGCGACCTGGGGATGCCGGGGCGGGATCGGCTCCTCGACGCGGTGCGGAGCGGGCGGTTCAACTGCGTCCTGATCTGGCGACTCGACCGCATCGCGCAGACCCCCGATGACCTGATCGACGTCCTGCGGGAGCTTGACCAGTGGGGCGTGCGCCTCGTCAGCTACAGCGAGTCGTTCGATTCCACAACGCCACGCGGTCGCGCTATGGTAGCCATCGTTGACGCGATGGCGGATCTTCGATACCAGACCTTGCGCGAGCGGACCCAGGCGGGCTTGGATCGCAAGCGCGCGAAGGAAGTCGGCGCGGCCCCTCTCCCCACGGGCGGGGAAGCCCGGGAAGCCCTCGCGGAGCACGGCTCCGTACGCCGCGCCTCCCGTGCCCTGGGCGTGTCGATCCATGATTTCCGGGGCATCGTGTTACAACCGGACTGATGCCCCACCCCACCTACGCTCTCCTGGGCGCAGCGGGCTACATCGCCCCTCGCCACCTCGACGCCATTGCCGCGACCGGAGGCACCCTCGTCGCAGCGGCAGACCCCCACGATTCGGTCGGCATCCTCGACAAGCACTTCCCCGACGCGGCGTTCTTCGCCGGCCCCGACTGCGACGAGCGGTTGTTCGGAGCCATCGCGCGGCGCGACCTGGGGCACGTGGATCGGGTGGTGGTCTGCTCCCCCAACGACCTGCACGTCGTCCACACGGTCAGCGCCCTCAAGGTGGGCTGCGACGTCATCTGCGAGAAGCCCCTGGCCCTGACGACCACCGGGATCGCGGCGATCCAGCGGGCGGAGCAGGAGAGCGGTCGGCAGGCGTGGACCGTGGTGCAGCTTCGACACCTCCCCCGCATCCTCGATCTTCGGCCCCGGTGGCGCTCCACGGGCACGCAGTCCCGTGCCCGGGTGACGCTGTCCTACGTGACCCGGCGTGGTCCCTGGTACGCCGAATCGTGGAAGGGGGACCCCTCCCGATCCGGGGGCCTCCTGTTCAACCTGGGGATCCATTTCCTCGACCTGTTGACGTGGTGCTTCGGCCCCCTGGAGTCGTGGGACACGCTCCTCGCGGAGCCCCACCGGAAGCGCGGCACGTTCCGCTTGGCAAGCGCGGACGTCGAGTGGTTCCTGTCGTCGGACGCGCGGGATCTGGACAACGGCGACGTCGCGCAGCGGCGCATGACGGTCAACGGGGCGGAGGTCAACCTCGACCCCAACTTCGTCGCCGGCACGCACACCGTCGTCTACCAGTGGATCAACTCCGGTAACGGCTTCGGCCCCGCCGACGTGCTGCCGGGGATCGAAGCCGCGTACCAGATCGGGTCACAGGTATCCGGCGCACCGCAGCGCGTACCGGAACGCGACGTCCCCGCCGCCACGGCGCGGGCGAGTGCCGATTGACGCTGTGTCGAGCGGGCGGAGCCGGTAGAGCTTGGGCGAGCCTCCCCGGGGGGTTCGCCGCGCAGCGGGGGGGAGAAACTCCGGGTAGGTGGAAAACTCCACACGGGACGTCAGGTCAAGGGCAGCGGCCAACTCCTCTTGGACGGCGTCCGGTTCGGTAACGAGGCGTTCGTAGCGGACCTCCGCCGTGATCAGGTCGGGGTAGGCGTCCCGCTGCTTCATGGTTGCGGTCCACCGCGCAGGCGGCACGTAGTTGCGGTCCGACGTGATGACGTCCCGCCCGTCCCTGACGATGTTCACGATCCGCAGCCCCGACGCCCGCATGGTCGCGGCCTGCTCGTCCAGGGACTCCTGCTGGAGTGCTTCGGAAAAGATCGTCCAGCCCTTGCGCTTCGCTACCCACACGGGGCCGGGGTTGCGGTCGGCAACGGCGGTCAGCCGTCCGAAGGGGACTTCGTACTCCCCCTTGGGTCCGTAGAGCAGCCGCACGCCCGCGAAGGCGTTGAACATGCGGAACAGGAGCGTGGTGCCCGACTTCGCGCAACCCGTGATCAGGATCGGAGCAGCCATGCCGTATCCTACTCCGACCCCCGCGTGTACACGCAGGGATTCAAGCCGATCAACGCGGTCGGGTGGATCACGGCTTCGTCCACACGTGCCAGCGCAGCGTGGGAGCCCACTTCGTTCCGGTGAACGCCGGGGCTTTCTGCACGTGGGTCACGGGCTCGATCCCCAAGCGGAACAGACGCCCGCCCGAACGGAGCGCATCCTTGACTCGCTTCTCCGCCCCCGCCCTCACAGAGTCCCGTAGGTGCCGGATCACGAACAGGTCGAGGACGACGTCGTACTCCCGATTGGGGATCGTGCCCGTGGCGAGGATGGTCGGGTTCCGGGGGGCGAGCCCGTGCAGCAGCACCTCGTACTGCTTGAACGCCCGAATGCGGGAGGCGTCCGGGTCCACGCCCACGTAGTTGCCCGGGTCGAGGTACGGGATCAAGTGGATCCCCGTGCGACCGGAGCCGCAGCCGAAGTCGAGCACGTGGTCCTCTGCGCGGAGCCCTCCGTGTCCGACCAAGAAGTCGAAGTGGTAGCGCCCCAAGACCCACGGGCGTCCGTAGAGGTGATGGTGGTCCTCACGGAGAAGCTGGGGGTCCACTACCTGTACTTCCTCGCCGGACGGGAATCGGCGCGGACGAGTTGTTGGGGGGCTACTCCCACCATCGCAGCGCCTTCCACGCCGCCCCGTCCAACCACTCGATGTGGTCCGGGCCAACCCCGTGCGAGGTGTAGCAGTCGCGGAGGCGTTCCTCGTACACGCCCTCCGCAAAGCGGGGCCAGAAACCGAAGTCCGCGAAGTGCGCGCGCTCGGACTGGCTGTCGTAGTAGGAGCCGTCGTACACGCACGTGACTTGCAGCGTCGGCACTCGGAGGATCACACGGTCACGGCGGTGCTGGTGCCACGATTCGGGTGCCACCTCCCGCCAACGCGGTCCCGTGGTGAAGGGTGATGCTCTTGCCATCTTCGGGCTTGGTGTCCTCCCAGCACGTGCGGTCGATGCACAGGGAGTACTCGCCGTTCGTGCACGCCGTCGTGGGTGATAAGGGAACGCATGAAAGTAGTCTCCTTTAGACTGGGGGTTAGTAAGTCCCTTATCCCAGAAACTATCCAATAGTTACTGTTCAGCGTCGTACATCTTGGCGCTTTCCTCATCGTTAACTCTAATGATGAGGATGTCCCTCCAGCCCATCCAATCCCCCAGTTCGCTGTCCAAGACGAACTGGGCGACGTCCGGAAGCCGCTCTTGCGGGATGCCGTGCTCCTCTATCAGCTTCTCTGTGAGGGTAGCGCCTGTGTAGCTCAGCCCATAGCTGAGCCCTTTGTGGGTGTTGAATACCAGCATGAAGCTATCGGGCTGCATCAGTCCACCTTCCATCCCTGCTCCTCGCCTGCGACCGTCGTCGTAGCCGTCGCAGTCGCAGTCGCAGTCCTCGTGGCAGGGGCAGAGGCACGCGCCCGGGTCGGGGTTCCAGCGCCGCTGCGGGGCAGCGCGGCGCTTCGCCGCGCGCATCCTCTCCAGCTTCTCCATGTCGAACAGCACGTCCACGAGCACGAGGTTGCCGTCCTCGTCGGACCCGACGTTCCGGGGGCTGATCTCAAACGTGTAGGACGCCCCGTAGTTGCTAGCACCGTCCCGCAGCGCCTCCATCGCCTCCAGCAGGGGCCCGGACATGCCGGCCTGCTCCGCGCACTCGACCGTCTCGGCCAGGACGTTGTGGCCCATGTGGATCGTGTTCCAACCCTTCGCCCGCGCCCGGTTGTACACGGCGGTCTGCGCCTCCTGCCAGCAGCGCCGGAGGATCTGGTACGCCTGCCAGTCGTGCGTGTCGGCCTTGCGGAGCGGCATCCTGTACAGGGGCATGGCGAAGACCTTGCCCGTGCGCGTGTAGCCCAGGTGCTCGACGGCGGGGAGGTGGGGGTTCTCCGGGTCGTCCCGGTGGATATCCGCCAGGATCTCCTTGTCGTAGATATCCTCGGGCACCGTCACGTAGACGTTGTCGTCGTCGTCTGCGTAGGCGGTCGCGAACGCGCCCTTGCCGATGCGGCGCACCGCGATCGGGCCCGACTCCGGGCTGGAGAGGATGCCGCGCGAGATCGTGTAGTCGTCCTGCATGGGAGGCAGCCTACCAGGGCTTCTTCTCCAGGGACGGGTGGACCTACCCCATCGCGCACCACTACGGCTACCGCACCGACCAAGCGTGGCGTCCTTCCAGGGCGCGAAGCGCCTGCCCCGTCTGCGACCCCAGGCGGTCCACCAGGGGACTGAAGGGCGCGGCTTCGATCCGGTCCGCGACCTTCATCAGCGCGTCCCACTTCGTCATGTTCACGGCGCTCTTGACGTCCACCATGATCCCGTGGTCCCGGGCTTGGAGCCGGGTCCACTTCAACGGGGACCACCGATCCACCACCGCGAGGCGCGGGCACAACGACGCGATGCGATACTCCGCCATCGTGTCCAAACCGGAAGGAAGCGCGGGCCAGAGCCGCCACTTGCACGCCTCCAACACCTCGCGCCCGTACCACCGACCCGCCCCGATCAGCCGTGTCGTCGCCTTGCCGTACCCGGACCACCAGACGCACTTGCCCGTCTTGAGGTCCGCGAACCAAATGTCGCGGAACCCGACCAGCGGGGACGACGCCCGGGCGGCGTAGACCCGGAACAGGTCGGGGCTCAAGAAGTCGTCCGACCCGATGACGATGACGCCCGCAGGGTCCAGCGTGCGCGCTACGTCCAGGGTCGCGTTGTACTTCGTCCCCAGGGGTTGGTTCGCGTGTTCGACGTAGTGCCAGCCCGCTGCTTCGACGTCGGCCCGGGGGTCGCCGTTCGGGTCGTCCTCCGATCCCGCCGCGACGAGACTGAGGTCGAGGGGGCACTCAGGATCAGCGGCGATGCGCGCGTGGTGCTCCAGGCACGCACGGGACAGCCCGCGCCGGCCCCACAGGGTGGTGACCAGGGTCGCCTTCGGGCGGGTCATCGTCGCTCCGTCTTCACGTAGTGGTACAGCGCCTCCAGGCGACGGGCGACGACGTCGGGGTGGTGGGTTGCGTAGGCCCACCGACGACTTCGGAGCGAGGCGTTCCCCCACACCCGATCCCCGTTGCGTAGGCGGCGGAGAGCGTCCACCAGGGTGTCCGGGGTCACGTCGATCACCGGCATGTCCGGGTAGACCGACCGCGCCCACGCCGACGTCCCGGTCAGGACCGGCTGGCCCATCGCCATCGACTCCACCGCGCTCATGCCGTAGATCCCGACGCTGAATTGGTCGAAGTAGGCGTGGCACGTCGCCTTCTGCGCGAGGCATTCGGCGTTGTCCACACCCTCGATGACGACGCCTTCGATATCCATCCCCTCGCCCCGGAGGGCGTCCACGGCGTCGAGGAAGGTCTGCGTGCCCTTGAACGCCCGGTTGGTCGTCGCGTGGGCGACCCGGAAGGGCGCGGAGCCCCGATCCACGCCCCCCCAGGACGCGCACCGCTCTCCACCTTGGGAGGTGGCGTCGTTCCCCAAGGACGCCAGGACCAGGGGGACGTGGTACGGCATGTCGCTGCACAGCATGGTCGGGTCCCACGCCGACAGGCCCAAGATCCCGGTGTGCTCATGCCACCGGATCAAGGAGGTGCGCCGCTCCCGCAAGACCGACCCCATGTACTGCACCAGGGAGTTGCCGGCGTGCGCGTAGTCGGGCCACTGGACCCCCGGGAGGTCTTCGGGGGGCAGCAGGAAGTGAATGACGTCGGCCTGCTCTGCGAGCCGTTGGACCGCCAGGATCGTGTTCCCCACGTTGTCCTCGACCACCACCGTCCCGTTCGGGACCGGGTAGCCGTGGGGGTGGCGACGGTAGAGCACGAACGAGACTTCCAGCCCGGTGTGCTCCCGAAGGGCGGCGACGAGGCCGCTGGCCTGCCCCGCGACGTCCCGCGAGGCGACGACGAGCACGGTCTTGGGCGGTGCCGTGTGGCGGGGAGCGCCCCGGGACGGCCAACCCCCCTCCCAGGCGCGTGACCCCATGCCCCGGATGCGCGCGGCCTGCACGCGCAGCGCCGTCAGATCCAGCCCGGAGTCGAGGACGCCGCTGTCCGTCAGCGCCGTCAGGATCCCGGGCACCCGATCGAGCACAGCCGACACCCCGGGCGAGCCCAAGGCCAACGCCGATGCCCGCCCGTACAGCCCCAGGGCCGCGATCTGGAGGGCGACCACCCAGGCGTCCGGGCTCAGTGCGTAGCTCTCGCCCTGGGAGAGCCCTTGCGCGAGGACGCGCAGGGCCGCGACGTCTTCTCCCTGGAGGAGCAACGCGCGCGCGAGGATGATCCAGGGGTTGACGTTGGTCAGCACCCCTTCGGGGTCGCCCGCCTTGCGCGCTTCGCGGTGAGCATGGATCCCCGCGTGCGCGACGGCCAGGGCCTCGTCCCATCGGCCCAACGTCGCCAGGGCGCGGGCCTCGACGTACGTCCGGTGAGGGTGCCCTTCGGGGAGCTTGGCGCGGGCGAGGCGGATCGTGCGCTCCGCGTTGCGCGTGTGCCCGTCTTCGGCGTAGCCCGTGTGCCGGATGGAGGTGTCCGTGAAGGAGCCGACCCGGTGCTCCGGGGTGAAGTCGGGGGTCAGGTGGACCGGGTACTTGTACCGGATGCCCGCAGATCGCCGGAACACCCGGGGCTGCACGGTGCTCTCCCTCCCCTCGCTCGACGTGGACACCACCGGCAGCATGATGGCGTCCACCGGGGGCCTGTCCTCCGACAGCAACCCGTAGAGGGCTTCGCCGTCTACGACGCGGTCGTCGCCGTCGAGGATCACGATCCAGGGGTCCAGGGGGACGTCGGTGGGGTTGAACACGCCAGCGGGCGCGCACAGATGGTCGATCAAGTCGAGGCCGACGTTCCGACTGCGGGCGAAGTCGTCGTCCCACGGGTCCACGGTCATGTGGATCGGGACGCGGTGCTCGCCGCCCAGGTTGTGCGCGACCTCGACCGTGTCGTCCGTCGATCCGGTGTCCACGATCACCCAGGCGTCCACAAGGCCGGCGCAGGAAGCGAACAGGTCGGGGAGGTTCTTCGCCTCGTCCTTGACGATCATGGAGGCGACGACGAGCGGCAGCTTCGGCATGGGCGCAGCCTGCCGTAGCTACTTGCGTCCTGTCAACCGACAAGGGGATCGGCGTGGACCGCTCTCGCGCGTGCGCGTAGGATCCTGACCATGACGGTCACACAGATCCAGCCCACGCCCCCCAACGGCACGCCGTTCGTACCTGGGGACGTGTGGCCCCGCCCGTCCAACGTCATCATCGTGGACAGCGTCAACGGGGACGACGCGGATCCCGATCCCGCTGGCTACAAGACCATCGCGGCGGGACTCGCCGTCGCCGCCGCAGGGGACGCGGTGTTCTGCTACGGCACCTTCACCGAAGGGTCACTCACGATCCCGGCCCAGGTGTACGTCAACATGACAGCGGCGGTGTTCACCACCAGCGCCTCCCCCGGGATGACGTTGAACAACGGCGCGTGGCTCGACTTCAACAGCTTCAACGTCGCCGCCAACCACGTCGGCATCCAATCGGGAGCCCTGGCCCGCGTACAGGTCCGGGGCAACGCGCTGGTCGCCACGGGCGCGGACGCCATCGGCCTCGACGTCCCCTCGGGGACGACCATGCAGGCGCAGATCACACAGGTCAACGACGGGGCCGGCAACATCGAAGCCGCTCAGGTCGCGGGCAGTCTGTTCCTGACCACGCAGGATCTTCGGGCGACGATCGGCTTCGATATCAACGGGGGCACGGCGTACGTCAACGCCAACGTGATCGCCTGCACCACGGCGGTCGAGATCGACGCCACGGGGCAAATCTACTGCACCGCGTCCGACATTTCGGGGGTCCAGACCATCGCGGCGGGCGGCGGGGGAGTCTTCCAGATCGCGGGCCGGCGCGTCAGCCGCACGGTCAGCATCACGGACGCGGACAGCCCGTTCAGCGCGAACGACGACGACGGGATCGATCAGGTCTACTGCGACACCAGCGGCGGTCCCATCACGGTGAACCTCCCCGCAGCGGGTGGCGACAACGTCAACCGCGAGATCAACGTCAAGAACACCGACACCGGGGTCAACGACGTCACCGTACAGGTCACGGGCGGCGGCAACATCGACAGCGCCGCGACGTTCACCCTGTCAGCAGAGGACGCGATCTCCTGCCGCAGCAGCGGTGGTCAGTGGTGGATCGTCTAGGTGACGTACCTCCCCTCGCAATCCTTCAACATGGCCCCGTTCCACATCGGGACGTTCAACGCGGGCAAGTGCAAGGTCACCTGGGAGGGCTACCGTATCTACCGCGCGAAGGCTCCAGCATGACCTACCTCCCTTCGGCAAGCGGCAACTCCCCCATCGGCCCGCGCTGGACCGTGGACGGCGCGACGGTGTGGCAGAACCACGCGCTCGCGGACGTGGCGGATCTGATTGCTTCCCCAGGCGTCGGCGTGTGGGGCTCGTCGGCCCAGGTGAACGGCGCGGTCATCAGCGGCTCCGCGCTGTCGATCACCAACAACGGCGGGGTCGCGCTCAACTACAAGAGCACCGACGTCAACACCGCTTACTGGTACTACTGGACGGCCCCGCGACCCCAACTCGGCTCCCTGGTCGTGCCGACCGGGCGCGTGCTCGCCGCAGGCCACATCCAGACCGACACCGCGCTCGGCGCGACGGACCCCGCCAACTTCCAGACGGGCAGCATCATCGTCCAACGGGACGCTGCTGCCGCCGCAGGGAATTGGGTCCGACTCAACATCGGCAACTACGGAGCCCCGGACAGCGCCCTGGTCGCGCGCGTGGACTACGAAAGCGCGGCCCCCGCCGCGTGGTCATCCGGGCTCACCTCGTCGTCGCAGGGCGCATGGTGGCGCGTCGTCGCCTACCAGGGGAACACCGGGATCGACTTTGAGTTTGCGGACGCGGCGCACACCGCCGACCCCTCGACGCTGGCGTGGGCGGCAGTCAACACCACGCCGTACAACATCGGGTTGAGCACCGACACCGACGTGCGGATCATGGTCAGCACGCTGAACATCGGGGTGACGACCGCGATCCAGTGGAACCACCGGCACCTCCAGATGGGCTACCCCGAAGCGGCCTAGCGGTCTGCGCCTCCTACCCGAACGACACGGCGGCTTCACCCCGCGAGCGCAGGATCGCGGCCCGTTGGACAGGATCACAGGTGGATCCGGCTGTCGATCCCTACTCTTGATCGGCTCTCTAGAACAGCGTGGTTTGGCGACTGGACGGCACTCTTGATTGCAGTTCATGCGGCGTAACAGTCTTGCGCCGAATGACGATGCGAAAATAGGGTGACCTGCCGTTAATACGCAGGTCTTTTCCATCGTCACCCTTGCGGAACCTGACGATGTCGAATTGCTCTGGATTGTGCTTGTGCAGGAAAGTGATCGGGACGCCCATCAGGCCAAACCAATCCGACGGAATATCCTTGGTCTTATCCACATTGATCCCGTCGAGATTGTCGTAATGCGGGTACTCACTCTCGTTTCCCTCATAGGTCCTGGTCAGTGGAACATTGATGTGTCTCTTCTCGATGTCAAGGGTGGTCAGCCACAGGCTATTGTTTGTAGCAACTATGCGTTCTCCTTTATCGTTGATCCGCGCCTCAGTGCCATACAATTCATAGTGATCTGGAACAATGAACCCGGAAATCGCCCGACCCAACCCTACTCCAAGCCAGATCTTGCCGTCCTGGAGTAGCTTGAAAACGTCCTTGTAGGTGATAGCGTTAACCGTCGCGATGATGAGGATATCTTTACGATATCTAGTCATAACTGACACGAACTTTCGCAACAGCGAATAGGGAGGATTTGTGACAACTATATCTGCCTCGTTGAGCAGTTCGATGCATTCCGCGCTCCGGAAATCTCCATCGCCCCTTAGGGAAGTCAGATCGCCCGCTTCGAAAGTACGACGCTCTTCTTCTAGTCCGGTGTACGAAAGGTAGCTCCCGCGTCCGCCGGCCCGCATCGCGTATCCAGTGGCAATGAGCCTCTTCAGCCCCAATGACTCAAAGTGGTCATAGAAGTAGCGGACGAAGTTGCTTTCCAACGCTTGATCTGTGTTGCAGTACACCGTCTTACCACGGAAATGATTGCCGTAGTGCTGCAATTCGCGATCAATATCAACTCGTTGCGTATAGAACTCATCGTTCTTGTTCCTTTTCGCTTTGGTTAGCAGAGTGCGATCCATAGTTCTTACCACTTTCAACCTGCTCTCCGTAGCGCACGACAAGGTGGATCGGGCGGCGTGGCGGCTTCACGGGATTGGTCAAGACGCCCGTCCTAGACCATTGGTCCTATCGACACAGACCACTGGGCGGAGGCCGATCAAGGACGTATACCCAAGATGAGGACCTCACCAGCAATCCGACCACTGAGGGCGTATTGGTAGCCTTCAACCTCGTTGAGTTGGACACGCCGCCCTCGGATCTCCATGAGGGAAACCAACTCGGAAATTGGCGGCGAGCCGTCCGCTCGGTAGGAAAGTGCCACGGTCCGCGCCTCATCAAAGTGATCGAGGGTCTTCTCAAAGCACTCAACCAACCTCTTCGGCTTGTTCCAGAGGTTCGGGCGTTTGGCTAGAGGCTTGTGCTTTCTGCCCGAATCGAGCAAGCCATCCCAGGACTCATAGAGCAGAAGCCCATCGAGGAAGTGATAGAATTCGTGGTAGTCAACCGATGTGCCGCGCGCGTTTGTGTACGGCGCGTCGAGATAGACCAAGTCGAAGTCAGTCGGCAACTGCCAGACGTCCTCACATAGGCTCTGGCATGGGACCTCACCTTGGAAGATTGCACGGTTGAACTCGTCAGAGAAGACTCTCAGATAGTGGCCGAACGACCTATCCCAGGTCACCTTGTTGCCGAAGGACCTCTTCACCTGATTGGTCCGCATGTAGAGGTTCGCACGGTGAAAGAGGTTGTATGGCCGCTTGATGATGCACGCTTGAAACAGAACTGACCAAACCACCGCTCGCACGCTGGGGTCCTCAATTTGGGCTATCTCAACGACTGCTCCGTCGAGCCAGCGGTTCTCTTTGCTCGTGTAGTAGATATCACCGAACGTCGATTCGATGAATCCGCCGCCCTTTGCGTTGGCACCTGCATCAATGACCCTCTCGATCACGTCGCTTGCAACCGTCGTCGAGTCGTTCTCGATCAGTGCAAGCCCTATCTGTTGGTTGCACCGAAGATAGTCGTTGTAGGTGACCCCCTTGCCCGCCTCCTTGAGCGCGTAGGCGACCACGCCCGTGCCCCCAAATGCGTCGAGTGCCGTATCGAACTCAAGGCTCGACAGAGTCTCGCAGATCCACCGAACAAGTTTCTGCTTGCTCCCCTGGTAGCGGGTTTGGGGAAAATTGCGCGCGGGCAATGGCGACGCTCGGTCAGCCACGTCGGATACCCCACTCGCCCAGGTCGTAGTTGACGGTGAAGCGCACGCCCCGGAAGACGTACCCCTGTTCACCGAAGTCCTGCCGTGCGGCTTCGATCGGCCCGAGAGCCTCCTCGACGGCGGCGAATAGGGCCGAGCCCACTTCCGCAGAACCGGCTTTGCCCAGCGCAATGGCGGCGGCGTTCGCCCGGTCTTCGATCTTCCTCGCCGGGGTGCGGACGCGCATCAGTCACCGTCGTCGTCGGTCAGGTCGTCCAGCGCGTCGTCCACGGCGTCGGTGACGTCCCCGATGGTGCGCCCGATGTGCCCCAACTCCGACACGCCGAAGATCATGGCGATGGCGTTGAGGAAGCCCGCCGCCGCCCGGGCGATCTTCACGGCGATCTTCCACGTCTTCGGCTGCGTGCTCTCCAACCAGTCCTGCACGGCCTGGGGCAGCTTCGGCTCCATCGTGCCGGCCCCGCTGAACGTGACGTAGGAGCCCTTGCCGCCGCCCACGTAGACGCGCTCGACCTCCTGCCAGCCGTAGGGGCGCATCATTTCCGCGACCTTGTTCCAGTGGACCGCGTGCCACACGCTCGCCGCCGACAGCGTGGTCGGGGGGCCGAAGGCGACCGTCACGAACACCCGATCCGGCAGCGCCGGCTTGGGCACCCCGTCACCGGGGACGTAGGGGTTGGCGACGAGGTCAGCGATGGCAGTCGGGTTGATCAGGTCGGGCATCAGGTGCGCTCTCCGTAGGCCGACTGTGCGACTTCGTACTCCGCCTCCATGCCGGGATCGTAGTCGTAGTCGTCGTCGGGCTCGTCATCGTGATCCGGCGCGCGGCTGTCGCCCTCGTCCAACCCGCCCGGAGTCAGGATCAGGTCGGGGTGCGTGATCACCACGGCTCCCGACTTGGTGACCCACACCTCCGCGCCGGTCGGGAAGCGGTGGTAGTAGACGCGCCCCGCGTCGGGGAGGTCGTACCCCAGGACCGGGAACACCTCGCCGTCCTCCAGCGTGTCCATCGCCAGGAACGCCCCGGGGCCAAGCCGCAGCGCGGGTTCCTCTTGGAGCACGCGGACCTCGCACGCGGTGCCGTCCGTCCACGTGGAGCAGGCTTCGTACAGGTCCAACAACTCCCGGTCGTCGGCCTCCTGCGCTTCCTCCGCTTCGTCCTCCGATCCCGCCCCGGGGGTCGCGCAGCACGCGGCCTTGCCCGGTTGCACGGGGCCGAACATCGCGGCCCTCATGGCATTGACGAGGGCGACCGACAACTCGTCGGCGTCGTCATCGTCTTCAAACAGGTGCGCGTGGTTGTCCAGCACGCCTTGGATCAGTTGGGGAATCGACACCCCCGCATCATCGGCCTCACGCGCGCGTGTGTCTAGCCCGTTCGCGTCGTTCGACACCGGCTCCCAAACGCCCCAGGAAGCCCCCAGGACGTCCCAGGAGGCCAGAACGACGAACCCCCCGGCGCGGACGCCGGGGGGCCGTTTCCTGGGGGAGCTACGCGCGGGGCTGGCGGCGAGCGCCCTGCTCCGGGCGCATGACGGCGACCTTGGCGTAGCCGCTGGTCGCGGCCTTGGTGCTGCGGACGGTGGACTCCGCGACCTTGCTGCCGTCCCACTCGGGGACGAGGACGATGACCACGTTCCGCAGGGGCGTCGTCTTCGGCCACCGCGTCCCGCCGTCCGTGAAGACCACGGTCATCTTCGGCGCGGGCTTGATCTTCGCCGCCGCTTCCAGCCCGACGCCCATGTCGGTGCCGCCGCCGCCCTTGAGCATCGTGGTGATCTTCGCCTTGTTGAAGACGCGGGTCGCCGCCTGATGCGCCTGGGTGTCCACGGGGATCAGGAACACCTTGCTGACACCCCGGACCTTGAGCAGCTTCGCGGTTTCGGTCGCCGCGAGGCCCAGGGCACCGGAGCCCATCGAACCGGAGGTGTCCACGACGACGCAGACGTTGACTTCGGAGCCGCGCATCGACGGGAACACCGGAGCGCCCCGGTAGGACGTCGAGCGGCGACCGGGCTTCTTGTAGGTGTAGTCCTCCTTGCGCGCCGTCGTCAGCGACGTGTTGACGGCGTTCTTGAGGTACTTCTCCCACCGGACCTGCTTGGGGGACGTGACGTCGTCGGCCCACCGCTTGGAGTTGCCCGCGGCGGTCCCGCGACCGGAGCCGCCTGCGGAGGGGGCCGGGTCATCGATGTACTGCTCGATCTGCTTCGCTTCGGCGCGGCGGGCGTTCGCCCACTCCTCGTCGGTGCGCTCGATCGGGAGGTCCCCGAATTCCTTCACCGCCGCCGCCTCCGCCGCGTTGGTCGCTGCGGGGTCGCCGCCTGCACCGGAGCCGCACTCGCCGTGACCGACGCCGTCGCCGCCGCTGCCGCCGCTGCCGCCGCCCTCGCCGGGGTCGCCGTTCTCGTCGCCGTTGCCGCCACCGTCGCCGCCGTCGCCGTCGTCGCCACGGGGGCGAAGGACGACGCTGCTCAGGGGCGTTCCGTTGGGGTCGAGAGTCTGCTGTCCTGCGCTCATGTCGTTTCCTCCTGGCGAGCCCTTCGCCGGGGCCGGGTGTCGGCCCACCACCAATGTAGGGTCGCTACCAGATAGCTACAACCCTTTTCTTTCCACAGGGGCTACGTACAGCGTTTTTTCCAAGCGACCTCGCACGGCAAGACCTGCAGCAGCGCCAGCAGCAATCCAGGGAAAGTAGCTCATCGCGGACGTGGGAGTCGGTGGGACCGAGAGCGCCGCGTCGGATCTCCCCCAATGTACGACGGGATCTGTCCGTCGAACTGTGCGATGGCACCGTCTACGATCACGGTGCGCCCGTCGCGGTCACGGACCTCCGTCCAGTCGTGGCCGATGTGATCGACCTCCTCCTCGGCATCCTCGCTCCAGATCGGTGCGGCCAGGACGGCAAACCCGTCGAGGACATGAACAGCGTCCCATCCGTCTCTGCGGAGCACGCGGGTCCAAGCCGCCGCGTTCGCGTCACAACTGTCTGCGACGCGGCCCTGTTCGATGATGCAGGTATGAACCTCATGCCGATTCGCGGCGACGGCCTCCCGCAACGCCCGCGATGCTCCAGGGGAGACGTAGACCGGATACGCCTCGACCGACGCACGCAGCGCCGGGTTTCGGTTCTCCATGCGCGCGAAGGGGGCCTTACGCCGCGAGGACGCCAGGATCGCGTCCACGATGCTGTTCCAGTGCGCCTTGCTCGCGTCCAGCCCTGACAGCCCCGCGATGCCGCCGCCCTTGAGCAGCTTGTTGTACTTGGTGGTGAACGACTTGGGGAGGACTCCGATGCGAACGCCCCCCTGGACGTAGAGCGGGACCGACTCGGCGGCGAGGTCCAAGTCGTTGAAGTCGCGTGCCGCCAGGATGCGCTTGCGGATCGCCTCGACCTCGCGTGCGAAGCGATCGAACGGCGGCCCCTCGGCTCGACGCCCGCGCCGCCCGGACTGACCTCGCCGCGCAAGTCCCAGAGCCGCGCCAGCGGGGATCACCGTGACTTGCTGGTTGCCGTTGGCGTCGGGCTCCGACGCCGTTTCCACGATCCCGTCCTGCCCCGCGAAGGGACCGTCCACGATCGTCACGGGGTCGCCGGGGCTGTAGACGTTGGGGCCGTCGCCGCCCCCTCCGCCGTCCTCACCCTCGCCGCCTTCACCGCCGCCGCCTCCGCCGCCCCCGCCGCCGTCGTCATCGTCCAGATCCCCCAGGTCGTCGCCGCTGCCCACGATGGGCTGGCCTGCCAGGGGCGGGATCGGGGCAGCGGGACCGCCGCCACCGGAGCCCTGCGGGGTCGCCCACGGGGGCACACCGCCCGCCTGGGGCGCGCGGGACACCGTGTTGATGGGGGACGAGCCGTCGCTGCCCGTGCGGAGCAGCGTCTTGAACGACTGGCCCTTGAGGGGGCCGTCCGTCCAGCGGATCGAGAGGAACGCCGGTAGGACGCGCGTGACGACGCCTTCGCTGCCGTACCACTGGTCGTCGCCGGGGTAGAAGCCGTTGCCGATGTACTCGACCCGGTCGCCCTGGTTCACCGGGACGGGGCCGTGGATCATGTTGCTCATGGCGTGCTCCGGTGTGCCGGATCGACCGGCGCGTACTCGACGTTCTGCTTGCCGTTGGCGTCGGGCGGGGTCGCGGAGATCACGACGACCTCCCGGCCCTTGTACTTGCCGCGCTTCGGCTTGGCCCGGTCACCGACCGCCCACACCTTCTTGGGCGGCGGGGGCTTCTTGCCCTTCTTCTTCTCGACCGCGTAGTACAGGTCCGCGCTGTACCCTTCGGGAGCGCCGATCTGTCCGGGCTGGAGCGCCCACCGCTGGATCTTGAATTCCTCCCACACCCCGTCGAGCAGCGCGTAGAGGCGCGTCAGGTCGTCGTTGATCTCCCGATCCCCGGCGCGGTTCCACAGGACTTGGTCGTAGCCGTTCGCTTCCTGGCGCGCGGCGTGGTTGTACTTGATGTGGCCGTGCTCATGGAGCAAGTCGGCGGCGAGCGCGAGCAGTCGCCGCTTGTCCCGTCCTTCCTCCGTTTCCCCTCCGGGGTCGGTGGCGGGATCGGGGTCGGGCCACTTGGCGAACGAGGGGCGGTAGAACAGGTGCCCCTTCGTGTTCACCGCCATCGTCTTGACCTTGCCGCTGACGTCTTCCACGAACGTCAGCTTGTAGAGGATATCCGCCGTCCAGGGCATCGCGGTCAGCGCGAGTCCCCGCGCCATCTGCATCAGCCCGTGGGCTTCTTCATCCTTGTAGTACTTGCGTGCCATCAGGTGCGCTCCAGCCCCTCGACCTCGTACGGGTCGGGGCGTCGGATGGTGGGGTTGTGCGCCGTGATCTCCCCGGAGGGGTCCAGCGTCAACGTCGCCTCCACGATCCACAAGCCGGTGTCGGGGAACGACAGGACGTCCCCGGTGTCGCCGTTGAGGATCCACCCCTCGTCCGTGTTGGACGCGAGGGCGAGGTCTTGGACTTCGGTGTCGAGGGCCGCGAGCAACACCCCGTAGACCACCGTGGTTTCCCCGGAGGGATCGGGAACCCCGTAGGTTCCTCCGTAGAGCAGCTTCGCCATGTCGGCCTCCTTCCACGTGAAGATAGCTACAAAATAGCTACCTCACAAGTCTTTTCTTCGGGAGGCTGGCCCGGAGGCTACCCGACCCCCATTCCGCCGCTCGCTACCGACTCCATCTGGAGTGTCGCCGCCAAAGCCTCCGCGCTGGTGAGCGCGGCGGCGTCCACCCCGATCCGGCTCAGGGCCGCTGTGCTCAACGCGCCGCCCGCCTCGTCCGCACCGAAGGCGAGCAGGGAGGCGAGCGCCACCCGGGTCAGAGGACCGGGGTGTCCGTCGAGGTACGCCGCCACAGCCGGGTACGCATCTTCGGAGTCACCCGCCGCGTCGTCGTTCGCGGCTTCCCGCAACTCGTCCTCGCGGAGCAGGGGCACGATCTCATGGAGGCCCCCCGCACCGAAGGTAGCCGACAGCGTGCCGGGAGCCTCGCTGCTCCTGCTCCGCTGGACCCACTGGCGCGACTGCACCAGCGCGGTGTGCGCGAGCGAGGCGTTCAGGATGGCTTCGGGGCGCGTCCACCCCACGGGCTGTGCCCCCGTGGACTCGACCTCGTCGTTCCATGCGTCCCACAACTCTTTGTGCAGATCCCGCACCGCCGACGCGACCACGTAGCCGCGCCACGTGGCGACGTAGATCGCGGCCTCGCCCTTGCCGGGGCGGAACGCCAGCACGATCTCCAGAAGCTCCCGGGGATGCGCCGTGAAGTACGGATCGGTGAGGATCACAGGGGAGGGGGTGCCCCGGGGGTAACGCTTGCCGTCCGGGGCGACCGGAGCCGGCACCAGGGGCAGATCCTTGGGCTCCCCGCTTATGTCCTTCGTCGGAATGTGCCGGATGCGGAGCATGTCCCGGCGTCCGTCGCCGTGCTTCGGCCACGCCACGTTGAAGGGCTGGAGGGTCTGTTCGCCCTGCACGGTGGTCGGGGTGATCGCGGCGAGCACGCCCCCGTTGCCGATGGGGAGCGCGGTCTGGAGCGCGTCCACGTACGTGTCGATGGACGACTTCTTCTTCTTGCCGTCGTCGGCAGCGGTGTAGCTCGCTTCGGACGACGAGGCGGCAAACTCCAGGCCCACGTGCGCCGCCGTGCGGCCCATCTTCTGCATGACGCCCATGAGGTTGCCGATGTTCTCCGCCGCGCCCGTCGCCTTCGCCGTCAGCGCCGTCTGGTACGCCACGTAGCGACGGTACTGCTCCGGGGACATGCCGATCTCGACGCGGCGCGTCGGGGGTGCGATCGGCACCTTGCCGCCCGTGAACACGGCCCACTTGTTCCGTTCGGGATCGGTCGCGTCCAGGGTGGGCGCGTGCTGCGTGACCAAGCTGCCGTCGTCCAGGCGACCCTCGACGGCGTAGTCACCCACGGCGTCCCCGTCGAAGATCCGCAGCCGATCCTGCGCGCGCACGTGCTCCGTGGAGCCGTCCACGGGGATGAAGTGCCCGCGCACCGTGCCGTCCTGCCCGGTCATCGTGGTAAACACGGATCGGGAGCCGTTCCCGATCATCCTCCCGCGCAGGGCTTCGGCGTCGTCCACCGTCTTGCGGTTGGCGTAGCGCCGGAACAGGGCCAGGAATTCGTCTTGGTTGCGGAACGGAGGGACGACCGCCAGCCGCTCCTGCGGCTCCGACGAGGGCTTCGCCACGATCTTCGGCTCGATCTCCACGTACCGGCTGATGAATTCCTCCGGGGAGTTGATCCCGACCGGAGTGAACACCGACGAGTCCCGCTTCCCGGGCTCTCCGATGTACTGGAACAGGTTGTAGAATTCGATCGGGGACGTCGTCGCCGGGGTCGCGGTGAGCAGGACCACCCGCCCGTTGTTCCGCCGCACCGCCGCCGCCCGGAATTCCAACTGCCACGCGCTCTTGGAGTTGCCCGTGGTGTACAGGTACTCGACCTTGCCCTGGCCCAACGAGCCGCGCTTCTGCGGTTCGTACAGCGACTTGAAGCCCTTGTGCGCCTCGTCCACGACGAGGAAATCCACGCCGGTCGCGTCCCACGTGATCAACTCGCCTGCGGACGTCAGCGCCGGGGGCTTCGGGACGGCGGAGAGCCGTCGTCCCAGCGCCGCAGCCGCCTTCTGCGACATGCGCTTGCCGCTGATGCTCTCATAGTCCTGCACCGGATCGGACACCTCGACGGTGTACGGCCCCCATGATCCGTGGGCGTTGAGCCACTGAGCGACGTCCTGCGCGGCTTCGACGTTCGTCAGGGGGGACACGGCTCCGGTCTGGAGGTCGCGCGCGGCGTACCCGACGCCGTAGTAGGCCCCGTTGCGCTGCGCGCCCTTCGGCGCTTCCTCGCCGCTGCGCTTGAACGGCGGCGGCACCGGGTAGCCGTCCGGGTACTGGTTGCGCCGGCTGGGGAGGAACACCACGCCCGCGTAGACGTCGTCGGGGAGCACGAACCGATGCGCGTAGGGGGTCACCCCGAAGCCCTGTGTCGGAGCCGGCAGGCCACTGTTGGCGAAGCCGGGGACGTGCCTCGGGTTGACAGTCTCCCCGTTCACGTCCACGACCCACGCCTTCTCCGGGGCGGCGAGGAGCCGTTCGTACAGGGCCGCGACGGCAACGTCATGGGCCTCGCGCTTCGGCTGCAAGCGATCCGCGATCCACTCCATGACCGCCTGCACGCGGAAGGGGGCACGGGGATCGTTGATCTCGTCTTCCAGGGTCGCCACGTACTCCGCCAGCGACATGCCCTTGGGGACGTCGCCAATGTCCAGGCCCGCTGCGGGCTGGATCCGGGTGCCTACGGGGATCGCCTGCGGGGCGACTCCCTGGACCGGAGGGCCGGTCGCCGCGCCCTTCTCCCACGGGATGTACTCCGTCCCCCGGGGGTCACGGAGGATGATCAGGTACGGCCCGCTGCCGTCGCTGTCCATCTTGATGACGCGCGCGATCTCCTGGCCGTGCGGCGCGTCGATGAAGACGTACTTGGGATTTGCCGGGGAGATTCCGCTCGCTGTGAGGATGGAGGAATCCCCGATGTACAGCTTCTCGGACACGAACCCTTCGGTCTGCGCCGTGTAGGGCGGGTTCTCGTTCCGCAGCCCACCGGGTCGCGTGGGGGGGTTCTTCGGGTTCAGCGGGTGGAGCGCGACACGGTGGAGCGCATCCAAATCCAACGCGGATCGCGCGTTCGCCTTGGCGATCGACTCGATCCACTGGTTGGGATCATACGGATCGGGGTAGCGCAGGACGACCCAGGTCTTCGTGTTGCCGCTCCGTCGCTGCGCCGATCTCAAGTCGGGGCGGCCGGTTGCTTCAAGTCCCCGGGGCTGGTGCCCCGACGCGACGTACTTCACGGCGAAGCCGCTCTCTCTCACCCCGGCGAACGTGGTGGGAGAGCCAAGGGGCTGCGTGGTGACGGTTTCCTTCGCCAGCAGCCCCAGGAGCGCCTTCGACGCCCGAATGAGGCGTTCCCGCAACTCGTAGCCTTCGGTGTAGCCCACCGACGTCGTCACGGCGCGGCCGCTCGCGGACTTGCGGCCCGTGTCGATGTTGATCGACTTGAACAGGCTCTCCTCGATGGACTGGAGGATCGCGGGGGTAGCGAGCACGTGCTCCCGCACGGACGCATCGTCCAGGGGGAGCGCGTCGAGGCGGGACGCGGGGACGAACACCGCGTCGAAGCGCCCGGAGCGGAATTCCGCCCACTTGTCCGCGACCTCCGTGGGGGTTTCATCCTCCGCCTTGAGTGGAGGCGGGGCCTGCGTCTTGCGGATCGGGGTGCCGTCGTCCTTGGTCCCGACCGTGTAGACGCCGCCGTGCAGCGCGATGAATTCGCCTTCCCGGCGCGACATTTCCGTCGCCACGCGGCGCACCTCGATGGCGTAGAGCGTGGGGTCAGCCTTGAGGTCCGCGATCGTCGCCTTGAATTCCACGCGGGAGACAGCCTTCCTGGCAGGCTTCCCCTTGCTCACGACGGTGACCGGCTTGACCTGGGATCGGACCCCCTTGTTCCCCGCCGCGACCGCCGCTTCGGTGCGCCGGAAGGCTTCGTGGAACAACTCCTGCGCCAACCGCACGGAGCGGAGCCGCAGCGGGTGTCGCTTCGCGCGCTTGTTCGGGATCTTGGTCGGGGGTCGGTACTTCTTGCCGATGATCTCGACCCGGTAGTCGGGAAACTGCTTGAGCAGATCCGCCGTCCACTTCGGGATCAGCGTGTTGGGGACGACGAACACCGGGCGCTTGGCAAGGCCCCGCTGCTTGGCGTACGCCATCGCCAGGATCGCCACGTTGGTCTTGCCGACGCCGACGCCCATCGCCAGGAGCCCGCCGCCTTCCTCGACCAGACGGCGCGCGCCCGCCGACTGGTAGGGGTACGGGGCCATCTTGTTCGACGTGCCGTCCGGGCCGACGCCTTCATAGTCGTCCTTGGTCACCGGCCCCGCCCGGACCAGCCCCTCCGCGACGTTGTCCGTGTCGTACTCGGGCAGGACGTAGCTGCGCCAGCGCACGTTGTACGCATGGACGACCTGACGTCGGTGCTCGACGCCCTGGTCGGAGTCGAGGAAGGAGAGCAGGGAGGTGTTGAACCCGGAGGCGTACGCTTCCCGCTGCGCGTCCTTCCGCTTCGCCGTGATCATGGACACGGCAGCACCGATCCGCCGTGGCAGATCCGTGGGGGGGATCGAGGGGAACATCGCGCTCAGGTTGGCCCAATCCTGCTGCGTCTTGTTCGGCCTACAGATATCCGCGAGGTCGCCCAACGTCCACGTGTGGCCCGCCTGGACCGCCACGTTCCCCAGGAGAGCCTGGAGGGTCGCTTCTCCTTCGGGCCACAACTCCGCGCGCCATCCCGGCCCCTTCATGCGCGAGAGGACCGGGACCGACGTCAGTGCGTTGGGGCTGAAACAGGAAACGTCGCTGTTGAGGTAGCCCAGGAGGTAGCGGGTCCGGTGGCTGATCGAGTTCTGGTAGCCGCTCTCCCACGCGGACTTCGACGCGAGGGCTGCGTACGGGATCAACGCGAACACGTACACCCGATCCCCGGGCTGGTAGGCCGCGTCCGGGTTCAACTCCCGAAGCTCGCGCAGCGGCATCCGGTAGGAGGCCGCGATGCTCTCCGGGGTGTCCCCCTGCTCGACGGTGTAGGGGCGCTCCCACGCCAGGGACGTAGCGAACATGCCGCGCCGCAGGCGCACGCGCACGGGCGCGTAGTCCCTGCCCGTGTTCTCCGCGTCCCTGATCTCCCCGAAGTCCCTGATCCGCTTGTACGTCCACACGTCCACGTAGCCCTTGCCCGTCCTGTACAGGTCTTCTTCGGTCAGAACCGGGGCGGCGTCGGGGAGCCAGTAGTCGAGGCGCTTGTTGTGCGGCGGGGACAGGGCTTCCCCGGTGGGGACGTCTTCGGGGACGTCCTCCGTGTCGAAGGTGTAGTCGGTCCCCAAGGTGGTCTTCGACCAGTCGCCGGGGTGCGGGATCTGCACGTACTGGTTGATCCAGGCGTTGAGCGTTTCCACCGGGAGGTACGTGTCGCGGACGTCGAGCGCCGGGGCCAGATCCTCCGCCCAATCGGCGTCCCGCGTGTACCCGGCAAACTCGTCGTGCTGCACCATCCCCGCCGTGTAGAGGAACGCGGGGAGCGCGGGGATCGGCGGGGGCTCACCCGCTGCCAGCACCGTGTCCAGCCGCGTCTTCTTGTTCGTCAGGAGCCGGGAGTAGTAGTCCCGCGTGGGCATCATGCGCGAGAGCACGGGGGAGCCGTGGAGATCGGCGTCGAAGCGCCAGCCGTGGTCGTGGAACAGGGCGTTCAGCAGGCTGGTTCCCAGCGTGTCCCGATCCACGTCCGGGTCGGACGAGGCCGACACCCACTCGTCCACGAACGCATCGATGTACAGGACCCCTTCGCCCGCCCGGTACATCCAGAGGGCGGAGGCTTCCAGATCCTCTGCGACGTCCCACGGCCCCGGGTACTCCGTCAACGCCGCAGGCATCGTGCGGAATTCGGGGATCACGTGGCCGTTCGTGTCGAAGACGTGCAGGAAGGTGTCCAACTCCGTCGCCGCGCCCGGAGACAAGGCGTTCGGCCCCGCGTGGGGGTCGCCGTGGACCGTGTGCCAGCCCATGATCGCGTCGGACAATTCGTACCAGTACGCGCGCGCTTCCTCGCGCCCACTCGCGTCGTCGCGCTGGCGGGCGGCGGCGTACCCCAGGAGGCGCGCGCCGATGACCAGGGCTTCCTCCTCCGGGTTCTTGGTACGGATGCCTTCTGCGGGTCGGACCTTCGGCTTCGACGGCTTCGACGCCCGCGACGGCTTCGCTCCCGGCTTGATCGGCTTGTGCCCGATCGCCTCGATCGCCGTGGCGATTGCGCCCCACACCGGCTTGGCGTACGCCACGTACCGGCGCAGCTTGTCGGCGTCCATCTCCATCAGGTCTTCGGCAACCGGACCCGTTCGCAGGAACAGCGCGTCGTAGCAGACCTTGATTTCTTCGGGGGACACCCACCGCTGGCACTGTTCGCCCAGGACGTTCGGGAGCAGCGTCTTGACGAATTCCTCGTTGGCGAGCGCAGACGAGTAAAGCTCCTGCGCCTCCGCCCGCCGCATCGTGACGACGATCTGGTTGAGCTTGGGGTCGGCGTACATCGAGAGGCGCAGCGGCCCCGGCTGGACCTCCGTCCCCACCGCAGCGGCGAACATGGCCGGATCATCGTGCCCCGGGGGGAGGTGCCTTCCGACGACCGCGACCGCCCGGTTGACGACTTCGCGGACCCACGTGTCGCCCTGCTGGTTCCCGTTGCTCACGCTGCCGATCCTTCCCACGTAATCGGGTCGCCCACAAGACCCTGCGCCTTCGTCTGCTCCAGCAGGCGGATCGCTTCGGTGCGGATCGCGGAGGCCCACACCCGTTGATCCGCATCGGAGGGATCCGCCACGGTCGCGTCGGGGGTGAAGTCGATCCCGAAGCGGTTGGGGTAACGCTTCTGGTAGTCCACCAGCACGCGCGTGAGCACGGTGACGTCGATGGTGGGCGTCGTCACCGTGTAGACCAAGCGGGTCTTGAGCCCCGTCAAGGCGGAGTCCACCGTCGCCTCGACGCCGCCTTCGACCGTCGCCAGCTTCACGGCGAGCGTTCCCATCCCCGCGTGTTCGCCTGCGGGGATGAACACCGCTTCGGGCTCCCACTCCGACATGACGCCCGTGAAGGTGAACCCTGCGGGACCGAAGGCGTTGTTGAGCCAGTCGGTCCAGCGGTCCGACTCCGCGCTGAATTGCCCCCGGAGGGTCGCGTCCGACGTCCCGGGCTCGACCACCGCCACCGGGTTGCCGGCGACCGCCGCGCCTTGCGTCCCGATCAGCGCGTCGATCGCCCCTTCGGGACCGGAGAGCCAGAAGAAGGGCTTGACCCCACCGGGGAGGATGGTGTCGTCATCGTCGGCGGGGAACCCAGTGACCGCCCCTTCGGGGGTGGGGAGGCTCCACGCGCCTCCCGTCTTCTTGGCTCCGGGCACCTGGGACACGAACGTCGAGTCCGCGAGCACGAACCCACCGTCCAGTCGCAGCACGCGACCGACTACTTCGGCGGGCGGATTGAGCGGGTTGACCGGGCCGGGGCCGACGTGGGCCAGGAAGGCGTCGGGCGTGAGCACGGAGTACCCCGTGCCGTCCTGCCACGCGCCGCTCTGCTGCGCGGACGTCGCCCCGACGATGGCGACGAGTCGCCACGCGGTGCCTCCGCCGTCCGGGCCGCGCACCGTGCGCGCCTCGATCTCCGTGGACGTGTCCAGATCCAGCGCGGCGGGTGCGTCCGTCCACAGCTTGACCGTGTCCTCTGCCGCGACCGCGTCGCCACGCAGCCACTCCCCGATCGCTTCGATCAGGAGCGAGTCGTCAAAGTCTTCGTACTGGCCCGCGTCGATGGCGGCTTCCAGGGCTTCCTCGACCTTGGCGTACAGGGTGTGGTTGGTGGCGGCGTCCCCCAACTCCTGTGCCGCGACGGCGATGAACCCCAACAGCGCCGTCTTGGAGGGCTCCCCGCTCACACCCGCGCCCACGGGGGCGGGCGGAACCGGGACGGGGGCGAGCGCCGACTTCCTGCGGACGTCGTAGTTGGCGGGATCGGCTTGCGGCGTCCCCACGGGGGAGAACATCGCCTGCTGCTCCGCCATCTGGCGGAGGTACGCCTCGTCGTCGTCCTCGTCCAACAGGTGCGGCGTCTGCCCGGGGGCCGTGAACCACAACTGCCACGGGGTGTCCACGGGGACCGGACCGGGCGGGGGCGTCCCGACGTTCAGATCCGGGCGCGACGGCGGTTCCGTCATCGGCGTCGGGGCGATCTGCTCCGTCGTGTTGACGGGGAGGCCCCCCAGGACGGACCCGGCGACCGGGTCGCTCGCGGCCAGGATCGCCTCGTTCAGCGCATCGGCGGCGGGGCCGATGAAGCCCTGCCGCATGGTGGTGCGGAAGCGGTACTCCCGATCCTCCGGGGGCGCGGCGGCGGCGTCGCTGCGGATCTGCGCGACCGTCAGGACGTAGTCCTCCGCCTCGCCCACCTCGTCCTCGATCCGCTGCGCCAGGGCTGCGGCCCGATCCGCCAGCGTGAACAGGGAGAGGTCTTCGACGGAGGCGTGAACCGCCGACGCGAGGGGACCGCCCAGGTCCGGGTAGCGCGCGGCTTCCTTGTCGAAGGCGTCCGTGATCGCCTTGGACGCCGCGATGGCGTCCACGCCGCCTGCGGGGTCCAGCAGGGGGCTGTCGCCCCGGACGACCGCTTCCAGGGCACGCTGCACCTCGACCGCCGTCGCGGTGAGCCCCGCGCGCGCGACCCCGGCCTGGAGGTCGGCAAGGCGCTTCGCCACGGACGGCGGGTTGATCGCGGTGGCGAGGTCCACCAACTCCTGCGACAGATCCGCGAAGGACGGACCGACGACCGGGGGCGGCGGGGCGACAACGGGTGCGACGACCGGGGGCGAGGGCGGAGGCGCTACCGGAGCCGGGGGAGCCGGGGGCGGAGGCGCAACGACCGGGGGAGCCGGGGCCGGGATCGCGTCGATGGCGGGCTGGAGGCGCGTGAGGAAGCGCATGAGCCCGTCGCGGACCACGGCGATGATCTGATCCGTCTGCGGATCGTCCTGGCTGACCGCATCGTGTGCCGCGTCGAGCATGGCGACCGCCTTGCGCGTGTCGGCCTGTAGATCGACGGGCAGCGCCGCGTAGTACGGGCGGATTGCTTCCGCAAGTCCGTCCGACAGCGCCTTGATCTGCTGGAGGCGCGGATCGCCCATCCCGCCCTCCTTCTACCTACAGGGACGCGGCCTGCGCGAAGATATCAGCGAACGCCGACGACGGCTTCGGCGCGGGCCGGGGCTTCGGCGCAGCCGCCGGGGTGGGGTCCACGCCCTTGCGCGCTACGAGGCGCTGGTGCAGGGCAGCCGCGTTGGCGAACACCGACTCCCTGGAGCGGGTGAACGTCTGCTCGCCCGCCCGGAATTGCGGCATCGTGACGATCGACATGCCGTCCTGCGCGACCGCGACCAGCAACTTCGCGCCGCCGTTGGCCTTGTTGTAGTTGCCCTTGCTGTTGGGCTCGACCGCCTGCACCTGTCCGTGCTTGAGCTTCTTGCCGTCCCTGAAGCTGATGTAGCTGCCGACGAGGCGCTTCTGCGTGACGGTCGGGTTCTTCCGCGTCCCGCTCGCCCCGGGGCCGGCCCCCGGGGCCACGTACACGGTCGCCTCGGTCGCAGCGGGCTTGCTGGACGCCTCCCGCTCGGCGTCCACCCGCCCTCGGATGGCTTCCATTTCCGCCTGCGTGAGGCCCTTCCGTCCCCGTGACTTCGGGAAGCGTCCGTCCCCCGCGAGGTACTTCCGGTACTGCGTTTCGTACTTCTGCGCGGCCGGGGACACCGGGGGCGCGGGCTTGCTGGACGCCGCCGCCTTCTTCGCGGACGCCGCCGCGATCCGGGTGACCTGGGAGTAGCCGTTCTTGGTCTTGATCTTGACGGTGCCGCCGATCTTGGTGAACGAGATCGGCTTCCCGGCTTCGTAGCGCGAGCCCTTCTTGGTCCACGTCTTCGTGGACGCGGCGATCTGCTTGCGCCGGTTGCCGCTCTTGACCCACACCTTGCGGCCCGCCTTCGGCTTGGCGGCAGCGGGCTTCGGCTTGGCCTTGCCGTTGCCGTTCGCCTTCGCGGGAGCCTTCTTCGCGGGCTTCGCCTTCTTCTGCGCGGCGGCGGCGTCCTTGAGCTTGCGGACGATCCCCTTGGACGGGACGACGCTGCGGTAGACACCCTTGGTGCCGACCTTGCGGACGCGCCACACCCACTTGCCCTTCACCTTGGCGACCTTCTCGATCTTGCCGACGAAGTCCTTGTCCTTGCCCTTGAGGACGACGACCCACTGGCCGACGCGGTTCTTCACCGACGCCGGGGCTTCGTTCTTCTTCGCCGCCGCCTTCCGCTTCTTGAGCGCGATGGCGGCGGTGCGGACCTTGTCCGACCGCGTCTTGCGAGCCGTGGCGATGGACACGCGCGGCTTGCCGGTCTTCTTGTTCGTGCGCGCCTTGCGCTCCGCCGCCTTGCGCGCGGGGGACTTCATCACGGACTGCGGGACGCAGGACGCCGTGACGATCTTGGCGATGGCAGCGTAGCCGTCCATCGCAGCCTTCTTGAAGCTGGGGGAGGTGCCGCCCTTGACGTTCTGCGCCTTGCCCCGGGCGGTGTACCACTTCTTGTTGGTCAGGCCCGCTGCGGACGTCCAGCCCTTCCCGGGCTTGCCGACGACCGCGAGGCGACCGTAGCCGGTCAGATCCCGGTACAGGACGACTTCGACGCTGCGCGTGGTGACCTCCAAGTAGCCCTTCCACTGGCCCTTGAGATCGGTCGCGCCCTTCGCCGCCTTGGTGGGGATCGCCTTCGCCGCCGCCTGGAGCGCCTTGACGACCGCCGCTTCGTTCGACCCCTTCGCCGTCTTCACGTTGGGGGCGTCGGACGCCTTGCCGTTGCTCCACAGCTTGAGCCCGGAGTCGGACTGGCAGACGAGCACGGATCGGCCCTTCGTGGGGGCCGCGACGTAGTAGATCCGACCCATCGGGGAGTTGCCCTCTGCCCGGAGGCCCAGGGGAACGTCAGCGGTGGGTCCAACGACGCGGATCGGGATGTGCGTGGGCTTCTTGACGGCCATGAGGTCAACTCCTTGAAGACGTCCGCGCTGACGCCAGCGCGAGGATACCAAAGACAGCAGCGACGACTGCGATGATCGGGACAGCGGTGGAGACAGCAGTCCCCGCCTCTTGAACGGACTCGATTGCACCCCGGGCCGACGCGACTGCGCGTTCCAGCTTGTCCAGGGTGTCCTTGAGCTTGGGCCACAGCCACAAGCCGACTGCCAGGGCGAGCACGCCGACGAGCACGCCGACGAGGATCGGGGCAACCCCGAAGGAATCTTCGACGGGCGTCCCGTCACGGAGGGCGGGGCCGATGGCGGCTCCCAGGTTGATGCCGTCGTAGTAGGTCGCCTCGACGTCATGCAGGATCGGGAGGACCCCCCCGATGCCTTCGACGTCTTCCATGCCCCGGGGGAGCATCGGCTTGCCGCTCATGCTGTCGCGGGGCGTCAGCCCCATCGAGAGCGCAGCCATCCACCCGTACCACTCGCGGTTCGCCTTGCTCCACACGCGCGCGGAGAGGTGAGGCTTCCCGTTGTCGAGGACCGTCCGCATCTTCGCCATGTGGTCGAGGACGACCCGGAAGATCGCGAAGGCGCGTTGCTGCTCCTTGTCGTCCTTCCCGATCCGCTCCGCGATCGGCACGGCGGCTTCCAACGCCTTGCGGGCGATGGGCCGCATGGTGGAGAGGTCGCGCCACCACGCCAGGACACTCTTGCCCTCCTGCGCGGCTTCGCGTCGCACGCGCTCCAGGCAGAAGGGCGCGGGGAGGTCGCAGGACAAGGCCCCCAGGCGCACGCCGACGACGGCACCGTCCCGTAGGACCGCCTCGTCTTCGTACATGCGGGGGGCGTACGTCATGCCCTACTTGACCTTCCCCTTGATCATCAGGAGTCCACCGATTCCGACCAGTGCCGCCACCGCCATGAGCCCCATGCCGCCTCCCGCGTCACCGCCGCGTTCCTTGAGCGCCCGGACGTCGGCCAGGAGCGCGTGGCTGTACGCCGTGCCGCCCGCGAGCGCGAACGCCACGCCTGCGGAACGGAACCGGATGCCGCTGGAGGAGGCGGCGATGCCGCCCAGCGACGTGACGCGCTGGTCGGTGCCGTCGTAGACCGCGCCCGATCCGCCGCCCAGGAAGCCCGACGCGGCCTCACGCCACCGCTGATCCAGGGCGAGCCAGTCGGAGCCCCGGTTGGGGATCGAGTCGAGGACGCGCCGCGCGTCCGTCAGGTTGCGGAGCATCGACTTGACGGCGAACTTGATCTTCTTCCGGGGAGCCGACCGGATGCCCTGCGCCTTCGCCGCCACCGCTTGGAGCGCCGACGACGTCCACGCGGACGCCGGGAGCCACTGGCCCGCGCCCCACGTGTAGGGGGCAGGGCGTCCCGAGCTGCCGCGTCCCGGGCGTCCCGGGCGTCCCGGGCGTCCCGGGCTGCCGCGTCCCGGGCGTCCCGACCCACCCTCTTGGATCAGGGGAGCCCCCTCCTCCGCGAGCGTGTTCATCAACCCCTGCCCCTGGTTGGGGAAGATGAAGTCGAGGATCTGCTGTCCGCGACCCCCGCCGCCGCTCTGGACGTTGCTGCTCTTGCCGCCGCCGCTCTGGACGTTGCTGCTCTTGCCGCCGCCCTGCTGCGACAGGGTGTTGACGATGTTGTCGAAGAAGCCGCCGACCTGTGTGCGTTCGCCGTAGTCGTACATCATGAAGCCTCAGAATCCGGTGTTGAAGTAGGTTCCGCTGCCCCACCCCGGGTAGCGAGAGAGATCGCCTGCGGGCGCGAGGTCGCGCGGCTGCGCGTAGTTGGTGCTCCACCCTTGCCGGGTGGGGAGCGTGTTCTGGATGCGGTCGTAGCGCGGGCGCACGGGGGGCGCGGGGAGCGGGTTCATGTGAACCGCCAGCGGGGACTGCCCGCCGCGCCGCGCCTTGGCCCGGTCGTACGCCGGATCAGCGACACCCTGCGCGCCGAAGGGGTTGCGGGCCGATCCGTCGTCGCGCGCTTCCGCCTCACCCTGGCGGAAGTAGTAATTCCAGTCCTTGCCGCCGAAGCAGTCTTGGCCGTAGGGCCAGCCGCGAGGCGTGCGATCGACCCACCAGTCATGGACCTCCCGATCACCGGGCACCGCACCGAAGGCAGCGTCGAACAACGCTTCTTCCTCCGTGAGCACGGCGTCCTGTAGGAGTCCGCTCTCGATGAAGTCGAACCAGCCGATCGCCGGCTGCACGTCGAGCACGCGCCGGGAGGCCCCGTGTGCGAGCACGCGCGAGCCGTCCGGGTAGCCCCACAGCGCCACGCCCCGCCTCCGATCGACGCCCTCCACGCGCGCCACGCCGCCAAACTGCGGCACGGCGGCGTGAAGCCACCGGGGCACCGGCACGGGCCGACCGCGCAGAGCGGCTGCGCGCTTCGTCGCCTCGCGCTTCGCCACGTCCCCCTGATCCGGTCCCCCGTCGAGGGATCGGTTCATGGCGACGAGCAGGAAGCCGACGAGGGCCGCGACGGGGAGGAACGGCATCGGAGACTCCTAGCCGTAGTACCCGGGGTAGTACCCCATGCTCGCCTGCTGCATCTGCTCCCGGGCGCGCGCCTTCGCGCCGCCCGACCCGGGCTGCATCTGCTGCATCTGCTCCATGCGGCGGCGCTTGACCTCCTCGCGCTTGTCCACGTCGGAGGCACCGCCACCGCCGCCTGCGGGCGGGAGGCTGGGCGGGAGATCAACCGTGACGTCCACGGACGCGGCCTGGGAACGGCGGGCCAGGAGCAGCAGGGCTGCGCCGCCGCCGAGCAAGTACATGGTGGATCGCTTCATGGTGTCTTTCTCCTAGGGGGTGTTCATCGTGGGAGGGTGTCCATCGGCATCCCGAACCTGCGGGACGTCATCTTCCAGAGTCTCTTCACGCAGAGCAGATGCACCGACACGGTTCATGTGGGCTTGCCACTTTTCTCTCTGATAGCTCATCACGGCCTCCTGGGTGTTTGAGTAAGAAGATTTCGGTACTGCTTAGGTGTAATCCTCAAGGTTGGCCCAACCTGCTGTGCGCGAGGGTACTTACCCTTGACTGCCTGCCACCCCTTTCGAGGACCTGCCCCAGGTCGATAGCCTTCGTCTACGAAGCCCAGCCAAATGCGGAAGGCAGGAGACTTCAGAGCGTAAATGAGCCACCCACGGCGGGGGATCCCGTTACGGTCATTCCCTGCGTTGACTGCTTGAGCAAGAACGCGCCCTCGGTACACAGCCTTACCGAAGGTCGCGGACAGCCGACGGCCGAACGCGGAGTAGTGGACGAGCGCGTGACACTTGGCGTGTTCCCACCCCGCGGCGTACGCCGCAGCCTGCCACGATCCGGCCTTGGGCTTGGGGAAGGCGTACTCCCGATCGGAGGCCACACCGGAGTTGTACGCGAAGTAGGCCGTCCAGCCCCGCGCCCGCCAGTCCTTCTTGTCCACGCCACCGAACATCAGGTCATCCCTCCGCCGAAGTCGAGGTTGGTCGCCTCCGTGCCGAAGTCCGGGCCGACCCCTTCGACCCCCGTGATCTCCGTCAGGGAGTTCGCGTCACGCACGGACCATGACTTGTCCTGATCCATGTCCGCGCCGCCGAACACGTCACCGCTGAACTCGTCGGCCAGAAGGCGCGCGGTGTTCCGGCGCAGCCGTTCCTCCGCGTACTCGTCCGCGTACGCCTGCGCCTGGGGCTGCGGCTGCGTGGGCGGGATCACGTTGACCTGATAGACCCGCTTGCTGATCCTGTACCCGCCGACCATGGCCGTGGTCCCGAACCTCGCAGACGACTGCGACGGGATGAACGACGGCTTGGACAGCGACTGCGACGGGATGAACGACGGCTTGGACAGCGACTGCGACGGGATGGACAGCGACGGCTGCGACGTGCCCGCCGGGGCCAGCCCGCCGGGGTAGTAGTAGCTGGTGAAGCTCACCGGGCGGACGATGAAACGCCAGCCGCCCTTGCGGGGGACGGAGAAGCCCACCTCGCGGCTCAGGATCCGCCGTGCCGCCTCGCGCGCGTGTCCCGGGTTGGGGGCGGGGAGCGTGATCCTCCAGACGTCCTGGCCTCCGGGGGTCACGAACCAGCGCCCGCCGCGCGTCTGCGGGATCGCCTGGGGGACGACTGCCGGGGACACGGGGACGTTGGCGTCGGTGAACCCGGGCAGCGTCTTGTTGAAGGGCGAGCCCTTGCTGCTGTCGATGAACGACGGATCGGCGGTCTTGTTGAACGACACGTTGCTGGTCAGCGCGCCGAAGCCGCCCTCGCACGTGGCGCACCCGAACAGGTTGGGGTCCCAGCCTTCGGGGACCTCGCCGGGGCGCACCATGCCTGCCGGGGGGACGCCCCACTGAGGCGGGAGGTTCAGACCGGCGGGGATGCGTCCGAAGGCGGATCGAGCCATCGCTTCCTTGAACTGCTCCTCGTCGTTGCGGCCCAGGGCCTCGATCGCGTCGCGCTGCCACGTCGGCGGCACGTAGCGGTAGGTGCGCGTGCTGCGCCGCCGCTTCTTGTGGGCGTGGAACTGCGCCTTGTGCTCCCGGGCGGCTTCCCGCGCGAGCCACGCCTGCGCGGTGGTGTGCCAGGAGAGATCCGGCCCTCCGAAGCTGTCACCCGCGAAGTGAACCCCCGCGCGCTGGAGCCGGTAGGCCGCTGCGGCGTCGATGGCATCGGTCTTGAACATCAGGAGCCTCCAATGCGGCGCTGCGCGCCTAGGTTCGCCGGGGAGGGCCACGCGAAGTGACCGGCGAGGTTCTTCCGCAGGTTCCGAACGGCTCGCGCGAGCGCGCGCGGGTCGGTCTGCGGTGTTGCGGCGGCGAGCACTCGGATCTGCGCTGCCACCCGGGCAGGATACTCCCCCAATTCGCCGTTTCCGTCCAGCATCGCCGCTTCCTCTGCAAGCCCCTCCGCGCACATGAGGTGCTTGCCGATGCAATCGGGGCACTGACGCCGGGGATCGGTGAGGTGCTGCTCCAGCAGGATCAACTGCTTGCACACCTCGCGCATGTTGAAGCGCGGATCGCGCAGGGGAAGGAGTCCGTCCTTGTCCAGCATGGCTGTCTCCCCACCGAATCCGCCCACGCTCCAGACGGAGCCCTTCGGGATGATCGAGGTCTGCTCCGACAGCACCTTGAGGATGCCCCCGCCCGGTCCCTGGCCCGGGAGCACGGGGATGCCCCGTCGCTGACGCTCCTGCGTGAACGCCCAGGACTGGATCGACTGCGCCGACTTCCCGATCGCTTCCGCGAGCCGCATCGCCAGGAGCGCGGTGACGGCAGAGGCCGCGTGGATCTTGACCGGCCCCTGCTCCGACTGGACGGTGGCCCCCTTGTGGGACACCTCGCGGCCAAACGCGGTGCGCTCCGCCGCGCCCATGACGTCGCTCGCCTTGACCCCCTGCGCCGCGATGTACTCGCGGATCTGACCGATGGTCGGGCCGATGGGGTACTTCAACTCGCGCTGCTGCGCGACGGAGAGCCCGTAGACCCACAGCGGGAGTACGATCTGGTCGGGGAGGATGCCGTTGATGTTCAGCCGCAACGCGGACGTCAACGCCGCGTTCCGGGTCGGGAATGGCGCAACGCCCCGATCCACATCCACGCGGAACTCCGCCTGCGGGAACATCATCTTGAGCTTGGCGGGCGAGAACATGTCGGTCGGAGCGGACTCCAACGGACGGTTGAGCCCCATGATCGCCGCGAGGTCGAACAGGTTGCGGTAGACGTCGAAGCCTGCGAGGACGTCCCAAAACTTCACGGCCATGCGCCGCCAGCCGACGACGTTGCCCGTGTTGCGGAGCCCGGGGCTGTTGATATCCATGATGCCGCGCGTCCGCGTGCGGATCCGCTCGACTTTGTTCTCCAACTGCCGGATGCGCCACTGTGGCTTGCGCTTGGCGTTCTTCAACTGCTGACGGGCCGCGTTGTACTCCTTGAGCGTGCGGTCGAGGCCCTGCATGGCCTGCCCCCACTTGTTCCGCGCCCGCCGGTACGCGACGACGGGATCGTCCTCGCGGATCACGGCGGCGGAGATCAACTCCATGACGCCGACCACCGCCTTGGCGACCTCCGCGACGGCAGCGCCGCCGCCCTCGCCGTCCCCCTGGCCTCCGCCGCCCTTGTAGGCGGCCGACACGTTGGCCACCATGGAGCCGTAGACGACTACGCTGGCGCTGTCCCCTTCGATCCGCACGCCGCGCCCGCGCGTGGCGACGTAGCCGCCGAACGGGGCGTCGGCGGAGGGGCCGATGGACGTGGGAACGAGCGGAGCCGCCTTCACGGGCGCACCGTCCGCGCGCTTCGCGCCCTTGAAGAACAGGTCCAGGGCGGTCTGCGCGGCCTGCGCGAGTCGGCGGTGCCGCCACCGCTGCCCTTCCGACGTACCCCGGCGGGTCTGATCCAACTGCTGCCCCGCGCTCTGGACGTCCACGACGGCGTCGTTGAGCGCGTTGAGCGCGGCCTGCGCCTGCCACACCTCGTCAGCGGTCGGGACCATGCCCTTCGCCGCAGCCTGACTCCACGCCGACTGGTACGCCCGCAGGAGGCTCTGAACGGACGAGTCCACACCGGGCATCGCGTCCCCGATGACAACGGGGTGCATCGCACCGAAGCCGTCTACGAACACCTCGCGCCGCCCTTCCTCGTCAGCGAGGCGCGGGTCGCGGGCGATCTTTCCCCGGTGTGCCCAAGTCATGCGCCCAAGTCCTTCCCTTGCGCGAGGCGGGTGCGCTTGCGCTTGCGTGCCATGCCCTCACCGTACCCGTGGGACACGTCCCGAAGGACGACGAACCCGATCCCGGCTGCGATCAGGAACGGCCACGGCCCCAGGCCCGGGGGGGCGGGCGGGAGGCCCGCCTGTCCCGACCGGGTGGCGATGGCTTGCTGCACCGCGTCGGCCAACTCGTTGACCGGGACGTTGTGCGTCAGCTTGTTGACCTTGTCGTAGATCGCTTGCAGCTTGTTGAAGTACCCCTCGCAGTCCATCACGTGCGCGCCCAGGCCCACGGCGGTCGCAATGTCCCGCAGGGACCATGTGAGGTTCCACGCGGGACCGACCGGGGGGAAGCGAAAGACCTTCTCCGCGATCTCGCCCAGGCTCCCACCGCCGTAGAGCCAGCGCATGACGACGCCCCGCTCCGGGCTGCTCATGTACCAGCAGTCCATCCCGGCGTAGTTGCGGGGGGACGACTTGATCATGCGCTCCGCCCGGATCAGGAGCCCCTGCGCGAGCGCGTGGACGTCGCTGGGGAGCCGACCGGCGCGGAAGGATCGGTCCAGCCCACGCTGCAACGCGAGGTTGTTCCGCAGCGCGTTGCCCTGCGCGATCTTGCTCACGTTGTCCACGCGCCGCGTCATCGTCCGCTCCCGTGCAACAGGTAGTTGCGCCCGTTGTAGAGGACGGTCAACGCCCCGGACACCGCCAGGACGCCCCCCGCGACCGGGCGGTCCTTCGCCAGCGTGCTTCCGGCCCACACCATGAACGGCCCCAGGACGAACACATCCATGAGCCGCACCGACTGCGCCTTGCCGTGGATCGGGTGGGACAGTGCGGTCATCGACGTCTCGGGTGGATCGGGCCCACGGCGGGCAGCTCGACCGCGTACGCGGCGTCTTCCGCGTCGCGGTAGTCGCTCCACGCGCCCAAGGATACCCACTCGTCCCCCTGCCAGTGCCATGCCTCCCACGGGGTCGAGACGCCCGGGGTCGTGTCCTTGACGACGGCGACGTCGTGGAAGCCCTGCATCTGAAGCCCTGGCTCGCCAGGAACAGCGGCGAAGGAGTGCCACAGCTTCCAGGGGTGGGCACGGAGCCGGTTCGCTCGCGCGAGCATCTGCTTGAGGATGTGGGTCTTTGCCGGGGTGGGAGCCGCCTTCGTCTTCTTCGCCACCGCGAGGACGCCGATGAAACCGATCAGGTACAGGAGGTTCACGTTGCTCTGTGCGCGGCTCATGCGGCTACCCCGCTCTCACGCTGCTCGCGCAGGCGTACGAGGACCGCGCCGAAGCCCGTGCCCCTGTGCCGCTTGCGGATCTCCTTGAGGATCGTGTGGACGTCGTCGGCGTACCAGCCGTAGTTGCTGCGCCACTCCTGCGCGGCGGCGCTGTTCCAGCCGTACCGCTCGCCCATCGCCTTCGCGTTGCGGTCGGCGGTGTCCCGGGCGGCGCGGGCGTCCAAACGCGCGTGGTGCAGCGCGGTGACGTCGTACCGGGCGTACATCGCAGCGCGAGCCGCGAAGGGGTACGGCCCCTTCCCCATCGCGCCGAAATACGACGCCCGGGAGCGCGGCCCCAGGTCGAGCCCGGTGTCGAGCGCGGACGCCCACCACAGATCCCCGCCGAACATTGCCCGCTTGTGTCCCAGGATGCCGTTGTAGACCTCCGACACCGCAACCCCCGCGATCCCGGCGCGTTCCTCCGCGCTGTTGCCGGTCAGCATCCCCAGGCGCGCGGACGGGTCGTCGCGGTACTCGCGGCCCCCGATCCAGTAGCGCGTGATGCAATGGTACAGCGACGGCTCCCCGGGCTTGCCGCCCGTCGAGAGCATGACTTCGGCCCGGATGGATCGGGGACGGAGCCGCATCGCAGCGGCGTAGCCCTGGTCGCCGGGGTACTTGACCGGGTCGCGGGGATCGGCGGGCCGCATCGCGCGCCAGCCCCGGGCCAGCAACTCCCCTGCACGGGCCGCTGCGAGCGCATCGCAGTCCTCATGCCCCTCCATGAGCAGGTTGAGGTAGTCGCACCAGATTTCGCCCTTCTCGACTTCGTACCGGACGCCCGATTCGTACAGGCCCGGGAGCGGCTTCTCCCCCTTGGTGCGGGCACGCTTGTCGTACGACAGGAAGATGCGCGCGTTCTCGCGCGCCAGCCAATTCAGGAGGCGGAGAGCGGCTTGCTCTTGGAAAGCCAGCTTGACGACGATATCCACGGCGTCACACGTACGACAGTTGGAAGTCGAGGATCGTGGAGAGCAGGTTCGCCGGGTTGTTGTTGACGAGCCGTACCACGGAGCCGGGGCCGATCGGGATCTGATCCATCGCGTCGGCAGCGATGGCGTGCTGCACTTGCCCCGTGGTGTCGAGCACCTGTACTTGGATCAGGGCGCGCTGCGCCGGGTTCTGCGTCAGGACGGACACCGACCGGGCGTAGGGCGGGACGTTGAAGTCCTCCTGTGCGCCCGGGAGGACCCCCCGCGTGCGGAACGTCTTGTGGAGGTCGGTGACCTGAGCCGATCCCGAACCGTGGTCCTCGACGGTGCAGAACACGCGGTTGACCGCGTTGGCCCAATTCGCCGCACGGATCTGGAGCGTCTTGGCCTTGACGTAGAAGACGACGGACCCGCCGCCCGCCGTGAGCAGGAGCCGACCGGCGTAGCCGTCGCCCGTCGTCCACTCCGCCTCGACTTCAAACGGGCGCGACTCCCCAAGGAGCCCGACGCGGCTCACCAAGTGAACGCGCCGATCCCATGCGAGGTTCGCCTCGCCGTTGATGACTTGCTGGTACTGCGCCGCCGTGGGCGTGACCGGCTGTGCGCCGCCCGCGTTCACGGGAAGCGGGATGCTGTCCGCGCGATGCGAGAGCTTGGCCGCTGCGGGACACCGCAGCGTGCTGAACAGCAACTCGCGCGGGTTGACCGGACCAGCCGGGGGTGCGTAGCCGCCCATGCGTCAACCTCCTACGCGGGTGTGGGTTCAGTCGCGTTCCTCGCCCCCGGTTGGGTCGGGGCCACCGTGGCGCACGGCGACCCCGACCCGCACGCGGGGGAGTAACCCCGTACCCGGGGCGCAGCGCGCGCGGACGGCGACACGCTGCGACCCCCAGGGGATCGGGTCGGATCGGACCTAGACCGCGCCCGGGCCGCAGCCTGTGGTGCCGCGCTTGAGGCCGACGAGGGTGACGATCAACTCCGTCGTGGTGGTCGAGGCCGGCAGGTTGGCCGCGATGGTGATATCGAGGCCAGCCGCGATGGCCGCACCCTTCACCAGCCCACGGACGAACGACGCGGTGCCGAAGACCGCGATCGGGATGCCCGTGGCGTTGTTGAAGATGCGCCGGTCACCGAAGTCGATCGCGGTGATCGTCCACCCGCCCACGCTGCCCTGGAACGTCACGTCCTCCGCGACGAAGTCGAACTGCGGGCGGATCGTGACGGTGTTCGCGCCGGCATCCGGGGCCTGACCGGTGGAGCCCGACAGGAGCGTCTTCTGGACGACCTGCTTGGCCTTGCCGGCGGCGTTCCAGGGCTTCTGGCGGTGGGAGGGGCCACGCGGGACGAACCGCCGCACGGACGGGGGCATCACCGCCGCGCCGAGGGACGGGTAGTCCATGTCACCGAAGTCGTCGTAGTCGTAGCCCAGGGAGGCGTAGTCCATCGCACCCAGGTCATCATCGACCAACTGCAAGCCGTAGCTCATGTCTGCTCCAAGAGAGAGGGGAGGTCCCGATGTAGGTGCTCCGATGACCGCTTGCCCCTTGGCGTTGCGGTAGATCCGGTGCATCGACACACGATTCCTCCAGCACTAGTGGGCGATGATGCCCGTGCGACGGCGAGCACCACGCTCACCTCCGCGATTTCCTGATGCTCAGATGGCGCAACCGCACCGTCCGAAGCGTCCGAAGTAGTCCGCGTAGGGATCGGCCCCCACGCTGTTGCCGCCGATGCCGTCCACGACGCCACCGAACACGTACCCGAAGCTGTCGTCCGCGAGGGCCGATCCCGCGCGGAGGAACGCCTCGTCCTGCGAGGCGTCAGCCTGCGCCGACGACCAGTCGGCGGGAGTCTCCGCCGCGTAGAAGTACCCCTCCGGGGTCTGGCCGTACGCCGCCTGCGGGGGCAAGTAACCCGGCACCCCGGGCTGCGGGGGCTGCGGGGCGTACTGCTGCGACTGCTGCGCCCAGGCCGCTTCCGCCGCGTCGAAGACCCGCATCTGCTCGTCCTTCCAGACGACCCAGGCGTCGTTCGCCTTCTGTAGCTCGCGGGCTTCCGCCTTCACCGCCTGGAGGTTCGCGACGACCCCCCGCAGATCGGCTACCGTCTTCTGCGCGCGCTTGCTGCGGGCCTTGCCCTGCGCGGCCAGCTTGTCGTACTTGCGGCGGAGGCTCTTGTACTTGCGGCGGAGGTGCGCCGCTCTCTTCACCCCGGATTCGCGCTGCTTGCGAATCACGACGAGCTTGTCCTTGGCGACCTTGACGCTGCGGCGGAGGGTCTGGATTTCCGCGTGGCGGCGGCGAGCCTTCTTCTTCCAATCCGACGCGAGGTCGCGGGCGTCGTAGTAGCGCCGCTTCCACCTAGGGCACACGCCCCCCCGACGCCGCCCGAACCACGCGGCGGCTGCGTCCGTCTGCGCGTCCGTGTCGGCCTGCCATGCGTTGCCGCCACTGAACAGGGCCAGCCCGTTGTCGTCGCCGTCCGTGGCGTCGTCGGTGTCAGCGGCCCACGCGCCGAAGTTGTTGGGGAACGCCGCACGGTCGAGGCGTTCTTCGTCGATCCCCCGGAAGGGGTAGGCATCTTCGTCGAGCCCCTGGAAGGGGAATGCCTGCTGAACAATGTCGAACGCGCCCATGCTGCTCCCTGCCCGCCCGAATTCGGGCGCGAATCGAAGTGCTGTGTGATCCACCGTGGGCCGACCCGCCCCGTCGAACGACACCGGGGCTACGCCCAGGTAGTGCAGTCCGGTGGGGTCGGGTCGGCTCATGGCGTGTCTTCCTTCGTCCTTCGACCTACAGGCCGCGTCCCGCCATCGCCGGGTGCATCATGTGCGGGGCGTGGGCGTGCTGGTGGTAGCCGATCTGCGGGGGGCGACCGGAGAAGCCCGAGAAGCCCTCACCGGCACCCATCTTCTGGCCGATCTCGTAGACGGCGGCACCGAGGATGCCGTTGCCGAAGTTGAGCGCGTGCGCGCCCGCCGCCGACTCGCCGTTGAACGACTGCATCAGGCCGTAGCCCGCGAGGACGCCGCCCAGGAGCAGGCGACCGTCGATGTTCCACAGCTTGATCTTGTCGGTGCCGTACTTCGCGGACAGCGTGGACGTGGCGAACAGGGCCGACTGCGTCTCCAGCGTGGCGACGACGGCACCCATCCCCTCCTTGTGGGAGAGGTTGATCTTCTTCATCTGGTTCTGGAGGCGCTGAACCTGCTGCTGCGCCTTGCTCACGCCGCCCTTGGCGGTGTTGCGGCGACGGCGCGTGGTGGTGCGCTTGCGGGTTCCTGCGGCGACGGAGAGGGGGTTTGCCATCGAGTCGTACTTCCTGCGGGATCTGCCCGCGTAGGGGTCGGGTCGTTCGTCGCTTCCGCGTCACCACCCACGCCCGGGCCTACCCCGAAGCGAGGGGGAGTCAGTGCTAGGGGCACCGTCCCTGTGCCGCCGTGGCGGCGAGAGAAGACTCCTACGTGGATCGGGGCAAATCAACGGGGAAGGTTCGCACTTCCTTCCAGATCCTCTGTAAATCGGCACTCCCGATCCTTCCCGCCCCTACCGAAAGGCAAGAAGGCACAAGAGGGCATGTACAAAGAAGTAGGAACGGACGTTGATCCAGATACCGGAGGGAGATACCATCCCGCCTGTGCAAACCTCCGTGCGGACACGGGCGGCGCACGCGGACGGAGCAGCGGACGGTGACAAACGACAAAGACGGCGGCGACCGTGCCGACAAGCGCGCGGCTGATCTCGCAGAAAATCTCGCGGAGCACGCGGTTCACACCGCGAATGAGGCCGCAGACAAGATGGCGGAGGCGATCTCAGCCGGGATTTCCGCTGCTGCGCTCCGGGTCGCGGGGCCGTTGAGCAAGGCCGTGCGCGACGGGGGGGACACGATCCAGGGGTTCCTCAACGGTCTGTTCGCCCCGATGTACGACGAGGACGACGAGGACTCCCCATGAGCGGGCGCATCGACCGCTGGACCGAGCTTCGGGACGGACTCCGCCGCCACGCGACGGAGATCGGCTACCTGTCGCTGACCACGCACAACTCTGCGGGGCGCGGCACGCAGATCGGACGCCTGGATCTGACGCCCCGGATGCTGCGGCATTGGCTCAAGCACGGCCCCGCCATCGAGGACGAGTACGACGACGGGCTTCGGGAAATGCTGGAAGCCCTCGCGGCGAAGGCACCCACGCCTCCCGCGCCGTACCGCGCTGCCTCCGTCGAAGAAGAAGACCTCGTTGACGACGACGAGGACGAGGAAGACGACGAAGACGAGGAGGGCGAAGACGAGGACGACGTCGTAGACGAGGAAGAAGATGAGGAGGAAGACGCGGACGCGGACCCCGCCGACCGCCCGCTGACGCCGGATCAGATCGAGAGCGCGGTTCACAAGTGGATGCTCGACCTCTGCGGCAAGAACACGGTCGGGACGGAGCCGGGTCGGTTCCGGGTGCGCTTCTACAAGCCCAAGGGCGGGCAATTCTGGAGCCTCGCGTTCCGGTACTTCCCCGACGACCTCCCGATCCCGGCCCCCCAACAGCCCGCACAGCCCGCACAGCCGGCAGGCCCCCACGCGCCGTTGCCGCACTCGCCCATCCCGCAGCAGTCCCTCGTCGGACCGCCGCCCATCCCCGGACCGGCCCCGGCCCCCGGAGCCACCTTCGGACCGCGCATGACCGACGAGAGCCACAACCCGTTCGCCCCTGGTGCGCCGCCGTTCCCGCAGGCTCCCGCGCAGGCCCCCGGGCAGGCGCAGGCGGGCGTGCCCCCGTACGGGACGCCTCCGTACGGAGCGCAGCCCCCGGTCCCGTCCAACGGCAACGGACACGGCGCGTTCCCGTCCGTGCCGCTGCCCCCGTCGCAGCCGCCCCCGCCCGGGAGCGCCGCGTACCAGGGGATCAGCCAGCCGGCGCAGGATGCGATGGACGCGCTGTTCCACAACTACCGCAACTTCGGTGCGCTGGTGTTCAACACGCTGTCGCAGATCACGCGCCAGTACGACTACATCCTCACGCAAGTCGGCGGGGCGCTGTCGGACAGCCGGGGCTACGCCGATGACCTCCTGGGGACCGTGTATGAGTTGCGGACCGACATGCTGGAGAAGCAGCAGGAGTTGGGCGCGGGCGCGAACACGAACGCGCTCAAGGCCGCGTTGGGCGGGCGTGCCATCGATCAGCTTGGCCTCCTGGGACGCTTGCTGGTGATCCAGAAGCTCAAGGAGTCGGGCGCGTCGGAGGACGAGATCAACACCGCGTTGGGCGCGATCTCCCCGAACGCGGAGAACGCCCCCGCTACCGACCAAGAAGTGGACGACCTGGGGGAGTGGCTGGTAAGCCGCCCCGACGTCATCCAGACCCTCAACGACAAGAACGTGCGGGAGTACCTCAAGGACCCCGGCAACGTGGATCAACTCCGTCAACTCGCAAAGGCGCTTGCGCCTCCTTCGGGCGACTAGCCCCTACACCGTGGAGAGAAACCCCGTGGCGAACCAGAACGACCCGAACCAGAAGCGCGTCCCCCCGTGGAAGACGCCGTCCCCCTTCCTGTCGGACCTCCAGACGTTCGACGCCTACCACCTCCTGATGGCGGATCGAGAGTTTCGCGCGCAGGCGGCTGACGAGTGGGCGACGATCTCCGAAGCCGACAAGGACTTCATCCGAACGAAGCTCCAGTTGGCCCAGGTCGAAGGGCTCGATGCCGTGCGGCGTCGGCTCGACCACCAGATCGGGATGCTGGAGCAGATCCGGGTGAGCACGCGCCTGACGGTGGACGCCACGCGCCTGACGGTGGACGCGCTCAAGGGCGGTGCCCGCCGACCGGCCCCGCAGCCGCAGACCGAGGCCCCACAGGAGGCCCCGCAGAACGGCGGCAGCGTCGGCGGCGTCATCTACGACGAGTCCGACCCGTTCGCGGCGCTGGACGCCAGCCCGTCCGGTGTGGCGGTCCCGTCGCTGGACGGCACCCCCACCGCCGAGGGTGAGTTGCTCGACCAGGGCGGCGCTCCGGTCTAGGTGACGATGGGCTGGCCGTACCTCCCGCTGGCCGTCGTCCTCGCAGTCGAACCACACGCTGCTGACGTCGGGGCTGCACCCAAAGCGCGCGGCCCCGATGGGTTCGTGCGCGCGTACGAAGCGGTCATGGGCGACCCGACGAAGCTGGGGCTGACGCCGAAGTACCCGAAGCGGTGGGACGACCACCGGGCCGACCAGATCCGTCAACAGCTTGGCGCTGCCGCCCACTGGAAGACCCCCATGTGGGAGCACGGCGTCCCGACGCGCCGGCACCTCTCCCTGGTCATGTGGGGCTACTCCCCGGACCCCGCCGACCTCCGCCGCTGGCTCATGCGCTCGACCGGGCGCGAGCACCCACCCGCGCCCCCGCAGGTACACGTGCGCTCACGCGCGCGCACGCGCGCGGGTGTATTGGAGTGCCCCCAGGACCCCCCGGGGGAGGAACAAGACCCGCACGTGCCCCAGGAGGCCCCCGCATCGCCGTGGGAGCGCGTGGTGCGGACGTTGGGCTACCGGGGGCGCACGCTCGCTGCGCTCGCGCATGAAGCGGGGCTCCCCGTGGAGTTGCTTGAAGCTGTCCCCGACCCCTACCGCTTCCTCGCGGGGGGGATTCCGGTTCACCCAGCGATCACCAAGGCCCACGCCTACGGGTGGTTCCCGGGATCGAGAGCGCGGTTCCGCCTCACGCGGTGACACGTCCCGGCGCGGTTCCGGCGTGGTGACGAGTCGTGATCATTTATAGCTATCCGAAAACGGCCCAAGAACGGATCCGTTCTTTTTCTACCTAATGTGTGTGCCTTAGAACGATACTTTTTCGGAGGTAGCTATAAAAGATCATGCTAAATGTATCATTCTAAGACACACACATACGTACGAAGTAGATAGCTACCGTCTGAGATAGCTATAAAAGATCATTCGTAGCTATCACTTGCAGAAGGATCGGATCGATGACTTTGCTCTACGGAAGTGCGACCGCCCTGACCGACCTCCTGACGGAATCGGAGAAGTGGGATTCGACCTGTTGGAACGGGCTGACGGAGAACACCCGGAGGTTCTACTCGACCGGGGTGGCGCTCCTGGCGAACCAGATCGGGTGCGACGTGACCGTGGGGATGCTCACCAAGGAGGACGGTGACCTCGCGGTGCTCCACCTCCAGGCGCTCTACAGCCCGGGGCGCATGAAGCAGATCCGAAGCGGGTGGTCCCGGTTCCGGCGATGGGCGAAGAACACGCACCGGCTCAAGCTCCCCGACCTCGACTTCAAGCCGGGGAAGCTGGAACCGGATCGGAAGGACCGCACGCTGCCCTTGCCGGTCGCCGCCGCTGTCCACCAACTGCGGCAAGCCGTCGCTCCGAACGATCAGGACTGGCGCATCCCGAACGTGAGCTACCGGCGTCTGCTGAACATGACCTGGGACGACGTCACCTGGGAGGTAGACCAAGTCCTGTTCCCGCTGCGTCCCGGCATGTACTCCCGGTGCAACAAGGCGGCGCTCGATGCGCTCTCCACCCTGTACCAGTACGCCAAGGGGCGCTTCAAGGCCCCGGCTGGCCCCTTGATCCCGCGCACCCCCGGCGCGCACTACCCCATGTCGCTCTCCGGGTTGCGGCTGTCGATGCAGATGCTCCACGTGCTCGACGCGGAGTGCGGGCACCTGTGGGAAGACGACGGAGCGCCACCCCAGGAGGCCGCAGACGTCGTCTAGAGCGTGAGGTCGAGGGTCGGGTTCTCGACCCACTCGCCGGCTTCGGGAGCCACGTCGTCGGTCTGCCACTCGTCTTCATCGTCCACCAGGGGGAGCGCCGGGAGCATGACGTCCTGACGCACGTGCGGGACACCGTTGATCGGGATGCCCTCGTTCAGCGCCTTGCGGTACGCGGTGCTGATCTCCTTCACCGACCGCGCCGCTTCCGCCACGCCGCTGCTCTGATCCTCCTTGGTCGTCCTGCGGTAGTACGCCTTGGCGGAGTGCGTGTCGATTTCTTCCTCGATGATGCCTTCCTCCTTGAGCGTGTTGAGGACGTCGCGCGACCGGCGCTTGAGCACTTGGGCGTCCCGCAAGATCCGGCCCAACCCGGTCCAGTCCTCCCCGATGGCGGAGAGGACGTCCCGCCGCATTCGCATGTCCGGGCTCGCGGTCGCGGTGACAGCGATGGCGAGGCTCCCGGCGAACCCGATCAGGGCGATCTTGATCGCCGCCGACATGAGCCGCGCGTCGATCAGCCAGTCGTACCCCCGCTGGCCCCCGCCCTGCGGCCACCCGTACTCCGACGAGAGCCCCAGGAGCAGCGCCGTCTTGATCGCCTGCACCCTGATCCGGGCTCGCGGCCCCACGGCCCGGAGGGTGCCTCCGGTCGGCGCGGTGGATCGGACAGCGTGCTCAAACGCATCGAGCAGATCGTGTGCCCCGGCATCGAGCCCCAGGCAGGAGCCCCACAACTGCGGCTGCTTCGCGTAGCGGGAGCAGATCCCCAACCACCGCCGAAGCCACTCCCGAACCTGCGGCTGCATGTGCGCCCGTTTCACCGACCGCTCCACGTGGGCGTAGATGACGAGGAACCGGGACATGAAGCCCGTTTCCCAATCCTCCGGGTCCACGTAGGTGTCGAGGATCGGGCGGTTGACGCCACCCAGGATCGTGAGGCGCGGCTCCGGGGCGCGGACGAGGGAGCGGGAAAGCTGCGACTCGACCGGCTCGCAGTCGAACGCCTCCAGAAACTTCGCCTTGATCCCGGTGAGGATGTTCCCGCCCTGCCGGCGCTGCGTCATGGCGAACAGGTCCGCGAGGTCGCTGTAGACGAGGATCTGCTGCTGGTTCTTGCTCAGACCCTTCGCCAACCCCTGCGGGGAGCCGGGGCGTTCGCCCCGCCGCCCGGGGACAGCGTCCGCGAGCAGCTTGCTCCCGTACTTGAGCGCGGTGGACTTCCGATCCGCCCCCTGGCGACCGACGACCATGACGTAGAGGTTCCCGTGCAGATCCCCATCGGGGAGCCCGCCGACGTGAAGCTGCGGCGGGCACACCGACGAGAGCAGCGCGAGCGCCACGCCGACGTCATAGGCGACCGGGGCTTCGGTCTGCCCGATCATCCAGTCCACGTAGGTAGGGAGAAATCCTGTCGGGAGGCCCCGTGTCAGGGTTAGTAGATCCGCCTCACGACTCCACGGCAGCGCCATCGCGTGTGTCCCTTGTTCTTCCGGTCAGCCTGCCGACCGTACGGGACTCCTTGCGAAATCGCAAGTAGGGGTTGCCAGATAGCTATGGGGTGGCTATATTGGACGTGCTGATGGATTGAAACGCTGGACGGAATGCCGTCCGGGGAGGACCGCAATGAGTGTCATGGGAGCAGACGCCAAGGCGTCGTACGACGCGAAGAAGGGGAAGCCGTGACCGACCCGGATGCCCCGGAAGGAAACGACAGTGTCTGACACCCCGACTGCCCCGTCTTCGCCCCGTCGTTGGGCTTCCGCTGCCACCGTGGACCTGAGTGGCCGCAAGCCGCGCGTGGGGGTTGTGAGCAAGCCCGCGCACAGCAAGGGCATGGTGCAGGCGCTCAAGGACGCGGGGGCCAAGGTGGTCCCGCTCAAGAGCAACGCGACGTCGTTCCCCGCCTCCGTGGACGCCATCGTCGTCCGCACGGCGTCCTGCTCCACCGGGGCGTCGAGGGCGGCGACCGCGTACGGGAAGCACGCCGGGGTGGTGGTCATCCACACCAACGGCAGCGCCGACGCCGTGGACAAGCTCCGTGCGGCCAACATCCTGATCGACTTGCCCCTGATCGTCGCCGCCGACATGAAGGCAGATCCCGACGAGGTGCGCGAGCAGGAGAAGGCGCTCAACGAGAAAGCGGCTGCTGCTGCCGACCCCGACCCCGTCGCCTTCCGACCGACCGGCAACTGTCCGTACTGCCGCACGCGGGACGGGACCGCCGACCTCTGCGGCCCCTGCACCGACAAGGGAATCCACCGCTGCGGCAAGGCGACCCGTGCCGGGAGCGCCTGCCCCAAGTGGACGCCCGACGACGGCTGCGCGCACCACCGGGGCAAGCCCGACTGGACTCCGCCCCCGACCCCGCCGAAGCCGGCTCTCGCCCCGAAGGAGGCCCCCGTGTCCCGACCCACGTCGTCCCCGAAGCACCTGACCACGCCGCTGCCCTACCCCACGGCGGGGGACTGGCGGCAGGGCCTCGCGGACCGGCGCGTCCGCGCGATCCGCTGCATCGTGGACAACCCCGGCGTGGTGGCGTCGAAGATCGGGGTGGACACGAACACCGGGGCGTACCTCAAGCGCGGCGTCCGCGCCGTCCTGGGGCTCCCCGTCGTCAAGCGCCGCAAGGACGCGAAGCGGGACGTCGCGGGCCACAAGGAGTTGACCGCGTACGAAGGGTCGCTGGTGATCCACGGCGAGTTGGACAACTACAAGTCCGCGATGATCGACCCGTACGGTCGGCTCACCGCCCCGATCCGGGGGACGACCACGCAGCCCGCCCTGGTCCCGGTCCCGGTCCCCGTCCCGCCGAAGCCGCTCCCCGTGGACGAGTTGGACACCGCGATCCGGCTCTTGCTGGAAGCCGCGCCCACCTCGACCTGGGAGGGTCCCGTCGCGGATCTGCGCCGGGAGGTCTGCGACCGCGTGGGCGTCACGCCCAACGGCACCGCCGTCGCCAACCGGCTCCGGGCCTACGCGAATGGCAGCATCGAGGACTTCGCCGCCGTGATGACCGTGCCCGCACGGCGACGAGCCAAGGGAGTCGCGGGGCAGAGCGCCATCTGGCGGGTGTCCCTGATCGACGTCCCGGGGGCCGCGCACGGCGACGACTTCCTGCACATGCGCGTGGGGGACTTCTCCGACCGGATGATGTGTGGCAGCACCGCGTCTGCCGCGAGCGTCCCGCCCTACGCCCGGTGGGACACGGTGACGTGCGCCGGTTGCCTCGCCTGCAAGCCCGCCCCCGTGGAGGAGTGCTACTGCGGTGCCGCCTGGGACGAGCGGCCCCGGCACGGCTGCGACGAACCGGCTCGACACGGGCCGACGCCCGCCGAGCCGGTGCAGGGGCAGACGTGGGGTGCGCTGGGGCGTCGAGGTCCCGTCCCGGTCAAGCCCGTCGAGCCGACCGCGTTGATCCCGACCAAGCGCACCGTCACCGTCAAGTGCGAGATCACGATCCCGCCCGACGCCCTGATCCGCGTCCTGCGGGACGCCGGGATCGACATGGCCGCGAACGCCAAGCTGGGGACCGTCACCTGGGAGCGTGATCTCGACAAGGGCCTCACCGTCGAGTGGACGGAGCGGTCCGAAGAGGCCAGCCCCCGGCGAGCACTCGCGATGGCGCTGGATGCGTGCTCCGATGACTGACCGCGTCGTCTCCGACGGCTGGGGCCGACCCCGCCACGCCATCGCGCGCAGGGAGCGAAGCGCCTACGTCACCGCGTGCGGCCTGCGCCTCATCCCGCTCGCGCATTTCAGCTCCCGCGAATGAACGTCACGATGCGCGTGATGGCCTCGCGGAGCGACTCCTCCGTGGCATCAAGGTCTCGCACTTCGGAGCCGGAGGAGGAACGGTCCCGCGTGTACAGGGTCACCTCACCGTCGTTCGACGCCAGCACTCCTGCCTGGAGCTGCCAGCCGCCGTCGGTCATCCGATCTCCTCCGAAGAAGTAGGTGGCGACGCCCCCTTCCACATCGGGAGAAACGCGTGCCGAAACGAGTCCGACTTCGCCGCCCTCCCGCAGGATGAACCGCGCGATATCGACGGCGGCTCGTTGCGG